CTCATTCATGGTTTATTCGTCGCTTTCATCTGGGATAGCTTGTTTGAATGCTGCAATTTCATCGGCGTCAGCTTCTCGGAGCCATTCATAATGGCCGGTGTTTACAATGCCGGTTCCGGAACTATTGGATTGATATCGGTATCCCTCGATCAACTCCAATTGATGTTTTCCGATATAGTCCATTGCGGATGCAATGGCGGCTTCTTTCGTCGGGAATTCAAGAAAGAATTTCCAGAATCCGTCAATTTCCACATAGTCACCAAGACAGCGCCGGTCCCCAGTGCATTTCAGCACGGATTCCGATACCATTTGGCCGTGTTCGTCATTATCTGAACATATATACCACGGTTCGCCATTGTCCGGCGCGGACCAATGTTTAGCTTGCATGAAGTAGAATCCATACGCTTCGGGGATTTCGTCGGGCTCGATTGTTCGGGATTCGTCAATTGCGATTTCGTAAGCACTCGATTCGCCGTCACATCGGATGACAAGCGACGTTCCGAATTCATGGCCATAGGCAAAGTATCGATCGTAAAACGATCCATCATCGTAGAATTTCATGGTATTTCTCCAATTGGTTAAGGTAAAACTATACAATCCAGTCAGCACAAGCGCCGACGCATCCATCCCGCCAACAATAGTCGGAGCCTGCCCAACTATCAACGGGCATTCCTTGGATTCCAAGGGCTTTCTTTATTCGTCGGCTGATGGTCTTTTCGCTAGCGGTCGTCGGCACGACGACCGTGCGACGGCGCACCCAACAGTAGTTGCCACTCCAAGAGCCCCCTTCGTTCCAAAGGTCAGTGCATTCGGCACGAATGAAGGCTATCGGGGTACTTTGTTCGCAGATCATTATCATGTTGATTCTCCGTTTGTGATATCGTCGAGTAATCGGAATAAATTCGATTGTTTAGCCAATAGCCTATCGAATTTCGCTTGCATCTTCGGCTCTAGATCACCATTGTGATCGGTATAGAACTGTTCTATTTCTTCCATTTCTCGGCTGACCATTGTCAGCCTATGCTCTATTTCGAATGCGTCTAGTTCGATCATGGTCGCACCTCATTAAATACCAACCAAGCACGGTAACGAGTCATTACCCAATCGTAATCCGCACAATTGAGGGATTCGCGATTGGATGCGATACGCATTAGGATCGATAATCCATGATCTCGGTCACGAATGGCGTCAGCCATTCGCTTAAATTCGCTTTTTTCGTGCTCGGAGAGCACGAAGGGAGCAATTAAGGGCATTTCAAATTCTCCAATTGGAGTAAACGAAAAAGGGAGCCTACGATAGGCTCCCTTGAGACCGACAATCTAGCATTGCACTAGAAAGGAGCTATTCTAGACTGAATCGGAGTAACTAATTCCTATCGTCTAGATTCTCGTATCGGTGGGTTTGTTTGTATTTCGTAGTCTCTATTCCTATCGTCCATTCTGGATTAGCAGACGACTAGCAATTCCTAGTTGCTAGCCATTACTTTGTTTGCCGTCATTTCATTCATTCGATAGTTGGAGTCATTTTCGCGGACTCCACAATATTTCCCCTATAGCTCTATTGTGGTGACATTGCGATAGATATCGGTAGTCCCCTGAGAAGGGTTTGCGTATCTATCGCCCACAATCGCTAACCAGGCTACCTGTTCCCAAAATACGACAGAACAGACAACCGAGAAAACATTGTTTCGCGACTAACGGGAGCGGACTACTTTTCAAGGTAATCCTATCGACCCTCCCGATAGATTAGACGGAATTACTTACCGTCATTCCCCAACCAGTATATGGGGATTAGTGGCTATCCAAATTGTCAAAGAACAGACGGTTTGCCAATACGGCCAACTATTCGGTTGGGTGATACGGTAGGGTTGTTTCCTATGCGTAGGGTATCGGTAAACCAGGAACGGGGGACTAGCCCTATATGGTGCTACCAGTCGAAAGCGACTCCTATAACGAGTAATCGGTATATCGGGATATGGGAAACCGTTTCCCGTATCCTAGAGGCTTTAGCCTCTTCGGCGCTTCCAGCGCCCCGGTTTCCATCAGCCTTGCGACCGTTTCCACCGTGTCACCATTTCCCGGCGACACATCCACTATAACGGCATGACTAGCCAGTGCAAGTGAGCCTATTCTAGAATTCTGCCAAGAATTACCAAAATAAGGCTCCTGACCAACAAAAACAAAGGAAAAACAATATCCAGAAAATCCCGAAACCAGAAACCAGCTTTCGTCACTGGACACTTGGTATTTGCGAAAGGGCTCAGAGGCCAAAATCGTAAGTCCTTATAGCATAAAGACTTACGAAAAACTAGAAATAAAATAACGAGTCAACCCCTGCCCTAGTGGCCACATGGCATAGAGGGCCTGCCTAGCAGGCCTAGGCATAGAGGGCCTGCCTAGCAGGCCTAGGCATAGAGGGCCTGCATAGCAGGCCATAGGCTGAGAGGGCCTGCATAGCAGGTCACCGGTAGAGAGGGCCTGCATAGCAGGCCTACGGTAGAGAGGGCCTGCATAGCAGGCCTACGGTAGAGAGGGCCTGCATAGCAGGCCTACGGTAGAGAGGGCCTGCATAGCAGGCCTACGGTAGAGAGGGCCTGCATAGCAGGCCACCTCAACCGAACATAACAAACATTATCAGACGTAGCCTAGGGAATAGGCGTCTAGGTGCTTAGAAATTAAGCGAGTGCTGCATTCGTAAGCAAGGGGGGTCACATTAGCCTTGCTACTATCCGGCTTGCCGGATGGGCGGATGGTTCAGACCCCCTAATATTTTTATCAAAATATTAGAAATACCGGCTTCCGGGACCGCTTCGCGGTCCTGGATACCGGCTCCGTAGACGGCTCCGCCGTCCTGGATACCGGCACCCTATTACCGACTCGTCTGCCATCCACAAACCTATTACCGTCTCGTTTGAAGCCGAATACGAGTCACAAATGTCCAGTTTTAGGCTTTACGGTGTAGAGTTTTCCATTATTTTTTATATTTATGAAAAATGAAAAGTGCCGAAATTGCAGGGATTATCACTCCCCGCTCCTATGTCCGGTAGCCCTAAAACGCATTCTGCGTTAAGGCGAAAAGTACGCCGTAATTAGAATACTTGCATCGGTCGCCGGTAGTAGTTATCATAATGCTATGAGCACTTCAATCAGCGACTATACGGCTTTCAAGCAGGCGTGCTTGACTGCGGACCTGAATACCTTTAAGCGGCACCCGGATATCGTTCCGATATTCGAGCATACGTCTGCCGAGCAAGGAGAAGCTTATCTGAGGATCATTACGCTCCAGCATAGCTACCTCCATTTGCATCTACGGTTAGGTAGGTTCACGGCGAATGATGAGATTGGCGGAGCCAATCGCTGTATCACCCTCAAGGATGGCCCTAGCGTGAGCCCTAGCACGCTCCGATACGTCAAGGTACTAGGAGACTTGATCGGTGCAGGGATGTCGTCAGGAGACGCTATAGTAGAGATTGGAGGGGGTTATGGCGGCCAAGCATTGGTAACCCGCACGATGCGATCCTGGCAGAGTTATACCATCTTTGATTTGCCGGAGGTCCAATCGCTCCAGGAGCGATACTTAGCCGAGCACGACTTGACGGTAGAACATGGGGAATTGTTCGTCGGCAGCCGGGTTACTGAGTGGGATTTCTGCCTTAGCAACTATGCATTCTCCGAATGCAATAAGAAGATGCAGGATTGGTACTTGGAGCACGTAATCCTGAAGTCGAAGAAGGGTTACATGACCTGTAACTTCATCAGTAGCCAGTTTGGGGTCGATAGCTACTCCCAGGAGGAGCTACTTTCCCTTATCCCGAATTCTTGGCTAGAAGCGGAGAATCCGCTAACGAGCCCCGCTAACGTCGTCATCCGTTGGTAGAACAACCGGTTTGATGGTGTTTCGGTTGATTACCGGCCACTTGAGTTGATCCCTACGTTCAGGATCAACTTGTGTCCAGGATTCCTTCAGCATAGGACTGGTTACCACCAGTAGCTTACCGTTGACATGCCATATGACCTCGTAGACGCCCGGTGTACGGGTTCTCGGACGACGGTTAAAGTAGTCTTGATCTTCAACCAATACCCAGTCCTGTACCCGATACTTGCCGTTACCCGGTATCTTCTCCCAGAAAATCACCTGGTCGTAGACGTGGACGCCCTTGGCGTCATAGTAGTGATTCAGTTCGATCAAATCGACATTCCGTTGTTCTACGCCTGGGCGTAGACCGGGAACGGAGCAGAATAGGCACAGGAACAGGATTTTCACTCAGGCTTCTCCGCTAAAGTACAGCATTCCTCAAAGAACCGATGGATACCCATATCGCGAATCGCGATCCGGATGCTCTGGGCATTCCGAAACCGGCTGCGATCTACTAGATACCAGTCTTTCTCACCGAAATTCCGGACAAATAGATTACCCTGTCCATTTGTATGCTGCCGAGATGTGATACCCGGGTGCGAGTATTGGCTAGTACAAATGTAGTAACTCATCAGTTATTCTCCGGATCAAAGCCTTCCATGAGTGACGAACGAAGGATAGCCATCATCGTCTCCGACGCTACCTTACCCGTGACGGCCTCGAACTGCTTCGTCAGTTCGATAGCCATCGTCTCGTACACCAGCTTCCGGGACTCCGATTCACCGAAATCAGGTGAAAAGCACGCAGCAATGAAGCTGGCAGCCACAGTACACATAGCGGCTGCCGCCGCTCCGGAGCGATTTGGATCGGCTTCCCGTTCGTCAAGACTTTGCATCACCGGAGACACGGATTTAGTCAATTCCGCAGCAAAAGACTCCACCATCTCTTCAAAAACCTGCTTATCATAATTCGACATGCTATATTCCCTAATAGACTTTGTTCCAAAACCACCCTTACTATAGCGTATTAACTACCAGAGATGGCCGCAAAAAAAGAAAAATCCGTCACAGTTGAGACTATTTCGACCGCAATCGCCAAAAAGCTAGGCGCGAGCCGCGCCGAAGTGCACATGGTCGTCAAAGAAGTCTTCCCCGAGCTGTTTGCACAGCTCCAAGAAGTCGGATTAGTAAAAATCCCGCATTTCGGTAAGTTCCGCTTCAAAATTCCCATCAATTCCGGCCATCCTCGCCCTCTGATTACCTTCCGGCAGAGTCCTACATGGTCAAAATGGGCTAAAGCCACCATGAAAGACCCCAAATACAAGCCTTTCATCGAATTTATCGTCGAAAGAGATACCGCTGCTCACGATATCATCGAAAATCGCCGTGTACGGCGGGTTGAATGGATCAAAGGCATCCGACAAGCCGCCTGGGATCGTGAGCGAGTTCGCATTGCGACCAAGCTCGGAGAAATGCTAGGGCAGACTATCGATCCGAAAACCATCCCCCAAGAGGCGTTGACGCCTCCTCGCATCCGTTACATCCGGCTGCCGGATCATCCGGTGGGGCTACGTGACATACTAGTAGCTCACGGAGTGTTGGAGCCGCTTGATCCACCCGTCCCTGAGAATCCAGAAGACGCCAACCAGCAGAATCTCCAACCAGTTGAAAACCCTCCCGAGTAACCATTCTGTCCAGTTCCTCGAAAGCCGGGAAGAACTTCACCCAGTCGGTATCCACCGACGCTACTATGTTAATCAGATCAAAGGCCAGACGAGCACAACTACCATGCCGGCTCTCTAAAAGCTGGCGAATGGCTAGCATCTCCGCTTCGCGGAGTTCAAGTCGGGTGTACTGTGTCCGCATACCGGTAATCGGCTTACCTTCCATCTTGTTCAGAAGGGCAGTGGCCCTTCTCTCGATAGATGCCAAATACTTTTCAGTGACTTTCTGATCCGGAACGAATTTAGCCATTATTATGCGCCTCAAGTTAGATAAGAAAACCTTATCTTAACCAAAGTAGGGGTACTGTTCAACTATGCAAATTGACTACTACAAAGAAAAGGCGGACTTGTGCCGCCAAAGCTACTTTCACTTTGTGAAAGCATTTTGGCCGTATGTCTCTACCGAGAAGCTACAAGTCAACTGGCATATTCCCTACCTTTGCGACGAAATCCAGCGAAATACCGAGCGAATCTTCGAAGGAAAGCCGAAAGAAGCGGATTTAATCTGCAATATCAGCCCCGGAACCTCAAAATCCTCGATTTTTACGGTCCTCTATGTCCCTTGGGTATGGACCCGGATGCCGGGATTTCGGTACATCGGAACTAGCTTTGCTGAAGATTTAGCCTTCGAATTGACCGTAAAAAGCCGCCGAATCATCCAATGCCCCCTATATCAGAAGCTATTTCCGGAAATAGTCCTCAGAGAAGACCTAAATAACAAGTCCATTTGGTCAAATACCCTCGGCGGCGACAGATACGCCGCCGGTACGGGCGGTAATATCACAGGTCGCCACGCTCACTGTATCGGCATTGACGATCCTATCGATCCAAAAGGCGGGTGGTCGAAAGCAAAGCTGCTGGAAGCAGCCAAATACGTCTCAGAAACGCTTCCTAGCCGTAAGGTAGACAAAGCCGTCTCTTGGACGTACCTAGTGATGCAGCGAATCTCGATCATGGACCCGACAGAGGTGATGCTAACCAAGTTCCCGAACATCAAGATTATCTGCCTCCCAGGCGAAAAGACCAGTGCTATCCATCCGCCGGAGCTAGCTGCTTATTATAAGGATGACTTATTTGATCCAGTTAGGTTAAGTAGAAGTGTTCTTAACAGTATCAGGCAGGAATTAGGGGAATATGGCTACGCCGGTCAGATCTTACAGCAACCGATACCGCCCGGAGGCGGTGCCATCAAGGTAGATAGGATCATCACCGACCATATCGCGGCACCGGCAGACCGGGATTTCAAGAAAATCGTCCGAGCATGGGATAGAGCATACCTCACCGAAGGCGGCGATTACACGGTAGGAGTAAAGCTAGGCATCCTAGAGAACGGTCAAGTATGGATTTTAGATATCAAACGGGGCCAATGGAGCACAGATGAACGAGAAAAGATCATCTTGCTGACGGCACACACAGATGGTAAATCCTGTAGAGTAGGCATGGAGCAAGAGCCCGGCTCCGCCGGGCAAGAAGCCGTCATCCACGCTAGCCGCCGGCTAATGGGCTTCATTGTCAACGTCGAGCGGTCATCCGCTCGCAAGGACATTCGGGCCGATTTATTTGCCACGCAAATAAATCTAGGCAATGTCCACACCGCGATACGCGGGAAAGTGTGGGACGAATACGTCGAAGAACTAAAGCACTTCCCAGACGGTATCCATGACGATCAGGTTGATGCCAGCTCGCTGGCTTTTCAGATATTGACCAAGCCCACTGTACGCCTGGGCGTACTTAGGTAGGGTCTTCGGGAGGCGACAACAACGTCGTTATGATGGCTCCGGCAGCTACCGTAGCCAGTATCGGCCAAGTCAGAGCCATGCAGGCGGCAACCGTATGCCGCACGGCGGCATTCACCCACGGCTCTCTGCCGGTGACATTTAGCACCCGCTCCAGCCTCAAGTACAGGAATACAACCCCAACCGCATAGACAAAACCAAATAATACCATGCTATTTGGACTCCAACAGTGATTTAGCTATTCCCGTCAATATAATTCCCAGCACTGTAGCAGGGACATACACCCAGTACAACACCCAAGCCCAGACAGGCAGAGAGTCGCCAAGGGCTCTCAAAATCGAAAACAATAGTACAAGCCACATAGGAGCGGTGACAAACAGACTCCACGACACCATAGCACAGCCCAGCAAACCATTGAATGCTTTCTGTTCTTCTTGATCCATACCAGCGTCCTCTACGATAAGCCTCCAAAATACCAGTTCTGCCTACACTATAGCACAGTCGAGGCACCTTGGTAACGGAAAAATTGCACATTAACCCTTGTTCTGTTACAATGCAGAATCAGAGTTCCTAATCCAAGGCAGCCGCAATGACACCGACTTTCCAATTCTTAACGAATCTATACGACCGTGCATTGGCAGGCATTCCCGTCATGGACGGGATCGACGGCACTCGGGATCTGGATAAAGAGTGTGGCTACCAGAACTTCATCCAAGACAACGACTACATGCGTATGTTTCGGCGAGGCGATGTCGCCTCCCGTGTTGTGACGCTGGAACCGGATGAGTGCTGGAAAGAATACCCCAAGATATACGAGACGGAAGAGGAACGAGATACCGAGTTCGAAAAGGCGGTAGACCGCCTAGAAGCCAAAACCCGGTTTTTCTCTTACCTTCACCGTTTAGACCGAATTAGCGGTATTCTCCGTTACGGCGTGATGCTCATCGGCATGGACGATGGGGCATCCCTGGAAATACCGGCACCCGGCTACGACGAGCATAAAATGCTCGACGGTCCTGGCACCGACACAAATATTATCTACTACCGAGTCTTCACAGAGGCTTCCGTCAGCGTATTGGAGTGGGAGACAGATCCTACCAATCCACGGTTCAATCATCCTCTGTATTACAACCTGAACTTCAACGAAGTTACCAATTCAAGCAACACGTCATACACGACGGAGAGAGTCCACTGGTCCCGTATCCTCCATGCCGCAGACAATTTAATTGAGTCTGAAATCCTCGGCCAGCCGAGAATGGAGAATGTCTGGAACCGGTTGATGGACTTACGCAAAGTCGCCGGAGGTTCCGGCGAGATGTTCTGGAAGGGCGGCTTCCCTGGATTATCGTTCGAAGTCGATCCAAAGCACGGTGAATTCTCTACCGAAGAGCGGGACGCTCTCCGCGAAGACGTGAAGATGTATGCAGAGGGACTTCAGCGGTACATTACTATGGTCGGCGTATCGGTCAAGTCTATTGCTCCGCAGATTGCGGACCCTACGAGCCACACTGACAATCTTCTAAAACTGATCGCCATGACGAAGGCGATCCCTATGCAGACTTTTATGGGCTCCCAGCAAGGGCAGCTAGATAGTCCACAGGACACGATCACATGGCGTGAGCGCATTATGCTCCGAAAGGAGCGATACGTCACACCATCTTTGATCCGGCCATTCATCGACCGGCTAATCCAGATCGGTGCTTTACCTACTCCAGTACCCCAAGAAGATCAACCGTTGCCTTACATGGTCAAGTGGGAGCCGATGGCTCCTCTTAACATCATGGAACAGGCCAAGGTCGCTAAGGACTTCTCCGAAGCCTTAGCCCGGTATGCTACTGCCGGTGCCGAAGCCATTATTCCGCGAGCGGAATTCTTAGGCAAGGTAATGGGATACTCTGGTCAACAGGTACAGGCGATAGAGTCGGCTCCGCCGACTGAGCATTCGTTGGTATTCAAGCAACTTGAGGGCATGACCGGCTCCGCCGGTGGAAATGCCCCTAGTTCTATACCAAAGGTGCCGAAACCAGGAAATCGCAAAGACCCCGGAAAAACACCTACCAACACCGTACAGAGGGCAAAATGAAAGACTTCAACACACTAGCCGCATTATCAATGGCAGCCGCTCTCCGTCAAGGGGATCGTAGGGAGGCTTTAGCCTCCGCGTTGGACATTACCGATGACCTCGATGTGGTGAATTCAGGTATTGAGCCAGGGAAAAAGTACAATGATACTGAATTAGCTGACCTTATCGAGTCACACATGCGACAAATCGAGAAGGGCAACGCCAATATGAATTGGGCACTCTATATCCCCACCGTTGTCGGTGCTGTAGCTGCCTGGGTAGAAGATATCGCCACTGGAGAATCTGATGGAAAAGCTGATAGCCAACCTTTCGAACAAAGTCCAAGAGAAGACTCTTCAGGGTCGTAGCTACCTCGTAGCTCCGGTTTCGATGTTGGTTGAAGGCGTTTGGCCCGGCTCCGCCGGGCCTGTGCTTTATGAAGAAAAAGACATCACCGCTTCTATTTCTGCTTGGAACGCTCGTCCGATTACCATCGGACACCCTGAAGATAATTCAGGTAACAAGGTTTCCGGATGCACGCCCGAGATGCTAGATAGTCGATCTATCGGCATGGTACTTAATACTAAGTACAATCGGAAGACCAAAAAGCTACAAGCCGAGGCTTGGTTCGATGCCGAGAGACTCAGCAAGGTCAAAGGGGCCGAAATAGTGCATTCTGCACTCTTGGCCAATACCAAGCTCGAAGTCAGCACCGGCTTGTTTGTCGAGGCTTTAATGGCTAATGGCAACTACAACGGCAAGGATTACATCGCCAAGGCCACAGCATTCAAGCCAGATCACCTAGCGATCATTCTTGAAGGTGAAGGGGCTTGTTCGCTCAAAGACGGAGCCGGACTACTGGTCAACAAGTCGGCCAAGCCGACTAGGCCAGAGAGGCTACCGGTATTGATCGACAACGCCAAGTCGTTGATGAATCAAGTACATGAAGTCCGCGAAGCCGTTGTCGAAGCCTACGAAATGTACAATCCTGAAGGTAATTCGACCTGGGCATATATCGAAGATATCTACAACGATTCCGTTGTTTTTTCGCTTTCGACGAACGGTGAATCTGAATACTTCAAACAAAATTATGAAATTGAAAATGAATCAGTTAAACTAATAGGAGAAAAGGTCAAGGTGACCCGCAAGGTATCCTATTCCGTTCAGAACCAAAAAGAGAAGATGGAAACACAAGAAACCCCAGCCGCTCCAGCGGCACCTGTCGCAGAAGCCAAGCCGGTGAAGCTAGTGTGCAATTCGGTTGCCGAGCTACTCGAACATGCCGCACCTTCCGTTAAGAACCAAATCGATGATGCAATGGCAGTAGTCGCGAAGAGTCGCGAAGAACTGATTAGCAAGATCATCGCTAACAGCAAGGACACTTTCACTTCCGACGAACTCGCATCTTTGCCTACGGCACAGTTGCAAAAGTTCGCAAGTGTTATCAGTTCTGCCGTAGCTCCAGCCGCTCCTGCTAAAGCACCTGTCTACGCAGGTGAAGCGTTTGTCGGCAACCAAGCTGCTCCGGCCAAGGTCGAAGTAAGCCCCCTTGTTCCACTCTCCACATTCTAATTTCCAGAACCAGAGGAATTTGATACTACTATGGCATTAGCAGCAGCAAACACAATTTTGAAGGATTCGTTCGGTCTGGATGTTCCTGACGTAGAACGACCTATCAGCGCCGGAACGACAACCGCTCCGCTCAAGCCGGGCAATCTTGTCCGAGTTTTGTCAAACGGGTCGTATGATCTCCAAAACACAGCAATCGGCCAAGCGGCTACGATTTTGTTGTGCGAAGACAAGTTCCAAGGCGACCACACAACCGGCGGTGGTGTAGATCGAATCTACGCATCCGGAGCACGAGCGAGAGCAGTGCATCCAATGCCCGGTATGCTCGGTTACGTCCGAGTACCTACATCCCAGACTGTGAGCGTAGGTAGTGAAATGATGTACAACAACGCAGGTCAGTTGGTCGTAGCCAGCGGTTCTCCGTTGAAGATCGTAGCTATCTCGGAAGAAGCGATCACAACCACAGCCGAAGACCTCGTACTCGTTCGCTTCGCGTAAACCACAATCAAGAAAGAACCAAAAACAAGAATCATGGAAACACAAGTTCAAGTTGATAGCGGATTCTCGGCAACGGACAACGGCTTGATTGCCAACGGTTCCGTCGCCCAGAGACTCCTTTCCACCGGCGGGAATTACGATGCCCTTCGACCATACGTTGGCGAAGACGGAAAGTCGTACATTTCCGTGCATAACGGAAAGTACGACAACAACGGCAAGCCGTTATACGAAGCAAAGTTCATCGGTAATGCCGGTGCAGTTCTTTCGAAGAACGAATGGCAATACCTAGATGCCGCCGTTGTTCGCGTAGCGAAGCCTCGGTTGCAGTTGGTAAACTCTATGCGTGCCGCTGGGATGACTGAATCCTTCGCGAACGCATACAACTTCGGCGTATATCAATACGAACGAGTAAGCGACATCGACCAAGCGTCGGTTTCGATGAGTCCAAAGAGCCGTGCGACGATTGATCGGCCTACGACCGATATCGTCAACTTGCCTTTGCCTATTGTCCACAAGGAATTGTCCTTCGAAGCTCGCGAATTGGCTATCAGCCGAAATCGCGGTCAAGCAATCAGCACAACCGCCTTGGAATTGGCTTCTGAACGAGTTGCTGAAACCATCGAAAGAATGGCATTGGGAACTTGGGGAACGTACACATACGGCGGCGGAACACTGTTCGGCTTGACGAATTTTCCAGGTCGCCAAACAGGAGCGTTCTTGAACCCAACAGTTGGCGGATGGACACCTCAGATGTTGTACAACAGCGTCATTGAGATGGTCAAGAAGCAACAAGATCAAAACCAGTTCGGTACATACGATTTGTACTTCAGCACTGGCTTGATGCAGTACATGCTTCGGGATTACTCTGCTAACTATGCAGGAAGCAACTTGCAGAACAAGATTGCCGAACTTTCGGTTATCAACAGCGTTCAACAAATTGACTACCTCACTGGCAATCAGTTGGTTTTGGTTCGAAGAAGTGCTCAAACTGCTTCTATCCTTGTCGGAATGGACATGCGATTGGTTCAGTGGAACACAGACGGTGGCGAGACACTCAACATGCGATTGATGGCTTTGATGGTGCCTTTGATCCGTCAGGATCAATCGGGGCAGTCAGGTATCGTCCATTATACCGGCAACGCAACTACTGTCTAATCAGTAGTTGAAAGTTGACCAGTTTTCAATCGAACCACTCGGTATAAGCTATAATTATACCGAGTGGTTTTTTCTTACGTCTACGGGTAATTTCTAATGGCCGATACAATTCGAATCAGACGGGGCACTACAAGTGCCTGGAATGCCGCTAATCCAGTGCTCGCCTTAGGCGAGCAGGGGTATGATACGACGACTAAGCAGTATAAAGTCGGTGACGGTACGACGGCTTGGACTTCGTTGGCGTATTCTACGCCTGGGCATATCGCAGCGGGTACGGTGCTGGCGAATCCTAGCGGGGTGCTTGCGAATCCTGTCGGGGTGGATGCGGCTGGGATGAGGACGTTGATAGGTGCTGATGCCGTTGTAAAACGCAGACCAGTCAATCAATGGAAGTCAGTCTCATCAATCGGTAATTCTTTGTTTGAGAACAGCCTGGGTTTGTCACGCACAGCTATCGGATTCCTTGGAGTTCCGATGCACAAAAACTTCGGTGTAGGTGGTGCTGCAACCTCAGCATTGGCGGCACAAGCGGCTAACGTACCTACTGGCACAGCATGCTTGGTGATGGAAGGGACTAATGACGCAGCAGCAGGAGTTACAGTTTCGACGCACATCGCAAACATGAAAGCTGCTGTGGCTATTTTACTTTCTCGTGGAGTGACACCGATCGTAATCGCATCACCACCAAGAGACACGACAACAGCCTTAATAGATTCTTACTCAGTTGCTGAACGCGTGTGGTGTATCGACGAGGGATTGTACTTTTGCGATCCGTGGGGAAAGCTGACAGATACTGATGGTACTTGGACTAGTGGTGCGTCTAGCGATGGAGATCATCCAACAAATGCAGCCTACTATACCGCAGGAAAAATGATTGCGGATCAGTTGTTAGGTATCGAGTCAAACTATTGGGTTCCTCGAACAAATTCAAACGTACTGTCGAATCCACTTTGTCTAACTGATGGGGATACAAACAACAGGCCAGACGGTTGGGCTGGTTTTTCTCTGCCAACATTTTCAGCACTTGCTACAGGTACGCATCCGATTCGAGGAAATAGAGCTTTAGCCGTAATAAGCCAATCAGCAACGATGGAGTTATACCACCAAGCATCGGTTTCACCTGGTGTGCTTCAAGTTGGTGACGAGATTTTAATAACAGGTCTGATGTCACTTGCAAACATGAGCAACTGCCTGATGCGAGTTTATAGTCAAGAAAATTCATTTTTTCTGACACAAGCCAATCAACCGACTGTTATAGGACTACAGTCGAGATTTGTGGTCACAGGTAATGTTCAGGTGTGGATCGAAGCTAGAAGTCTTGCTGGCGGGGCGTTTACCTGCGATCTTACGTTTGGTTGCTTTTCGATTTTGAACTTGACACGAAATAGGTATTAGCCCCCATGCTAAAAGGTACTTCCATGCATCAATCAATCAATACCATTCGCGACCGAAGGCCGACCGTAGCCAAAACCCCCTCTACGCCCAAGGCGTAGCTATAATAGTATACGTTTCCAATTCCACCCTCTAGCCTTCTTAAAAGTATTATGGCAAAAGAAGTAGAAAAAGCCGCGAAGCGAAAGTTTGAACTTCTCGGTGGTTTACACCACGTCGGAGATAAAACTTTCAAAGCTCCCGCAGTGGTCGAAAGCGACGATGACCTCGTCAAGATTTACGGACCTGAAAAGTTCCGCGAAGCCTTCGCACCTGTAGTGTCGGAACCAGTAAAGGAACCTAGCTAATGTTCGGTCGTAGAGCCAACAGGCTATCCAATTCCGAGCGCCTCCTAGCAGTTCGCGTAGCACGCGAAAAGCTAGCCGCTGCTGGCGGAAATAGCGTCGAATTCGAAAGGCTTGTAAAATCAGATGCTCGGACACAAGCAATTGATCCGGCATTAGTCGCACTGTTCATCCAGATAGCGATAGCTGTGTTTAAGTATTACATGAGTCGTAACGCCGCAGCATCGGCTATTGCCGATGAGACAGATGCTCAACTTTTGAAAAAGGTAGCCTAAACTATGGATTATCAACAAATCATTACGTGGGCAGGAGGCTTGCTAATTGGTTCCGGTGTTCTTTGGAGTGGGTGGAAGTTTCTTAAACCGTTTCTTCCAGTCAACAAGGACCGCGATGCGGTCATCGAAAGACTGATCCAAGGTCTAAACGACCGAATCGTCGGTCCCGAAACCAAAGATGCCGTCTCGGTCCCTGACCGAGCTACAGCCTTGGCTTACTGCGAAGCAATTCTCCGTCACCTTGAAAAGAAACCTGACCCCAAGAAAGGCGTAGACGCCTTGATTGTTGTCATGTCCCAAATAGCGGCTCCCGCTCCGAAGGAGTAATTGCCGTGAAAGAGTTATTCCCGAAAGGGGCTATGATACTAGGTGGTCTGTTGTTGATAGCGGCAGGCCGCTTTCCTGCGACTGGGCCTAGTGGTCCTGTAGCCACATTCAAGGATCATACGTTGTTTGTTCTCTACGAGAAACAAACACCAACGGTCGATCAAGTGATCGCTATCCGAGGAGCAAAGGATTTCGTTTCCTCTGCCGGATTTGCAGGTTATTTATTGATCGACGACGATAACACCGCTTTCAGCGGTCTAATCAACAAAGCCAAGGAAAGGGGCGTAGAGCCTCCATTTTTGGCTGCCGGAAAGCCGGAAGCCGGGAAGATCAAAGAGTTTAAGAAAGTAGTGCCGTGGAAAACTGGATTCGAGGATATCCTGAAATGAACGACGAACAAGAACCATTGCAATTGTTCGACGGGGCTGCTGTCGGCACCGGGCTTCTTATGCCCACTGCCGAGACTGTCAAGGAATCCCTCAAAGCAGAGGAATACCCGGAAGACTGGTTCCTCGAAGATAAGGACATCGAAAAGTCGCTCAAAGGCGACACATACAAGACTTTTCGCAGAATGCGAAGTGGTTTAATCATTAACCAAGGGTCAATTGGTAAATGCAATGCAAGTGCAGTTGTGGCTGCTATGCATAACACCCGTATGCGAGACGGCATGACCGGCACCTTGTTTGCGGATAGCCATCTCTACATGAATATTAACCGAGGCGTAGACGGAGGCTCTCAGTTAGTAGACGCATTGCATTGGTTGACATCCAAGGGCGTATCTCCCGTCAATCTCCAAGTCGGCGGACGGACTGTTAAGTTCCCTCTGACGGCTTTTAGCCGTCGCCAAGTCGCTCCAGCGGTCCTACAAGCAGCGGACTCCGCTGCTCCGACCTTTCAGACCTGGGAGCCGTATCGCGTGCCTGTAAGCTCTTACGAGCGATTTAACAGGGCCGTAGCGTCGGCCTTAGCCAGAGATCACCAAATTATCATCGCGTTACACGCGAGCAATGCCTTTATGTCGTTAGATAGCAAAGGTTACATTCGCCAAGGTCAAGGATACGGGAACCATGCCCTAGTCGCACATAGTGCGAAGTGGGTAGGTTCCAAGGACGATCTAGTCCATCCCGACATCCAGAACTCTTGGGGGCCGGCTAAGAATCCAGATCTAGGCCGCGTCGGCGGCCAAGGGTGGGGGGAAGACGGATTCGGACTAATCACGATGCGCAGCTTGTGGCAATGTGCCAAAACCCACGTATTCTGGGTCTACACTGGTTCCAAATTCAATCCAGGTGCCGCATGAAATATTTGCTACTTTTCCTTTGTCTGCTGTCAGTAGGATGCATTCCTGTTGTTGCCGACAACCCGCTCGTCCTAGACGAGCCTATTGTTCTGACTTCCGATACGCCGGTTGCTCCTGAAGTTACCCCGCAAGTTACCCCGCAAGTGGAGCCGCCTAAATCCAAAGTAGAGCCGGTAGTCGTCAAGCCTACTTATCGTTGGACGTATCCGGGCGACCTAGGTACACATCTACGAAGTGTACACGGAGTAGATGTAATCGGTATGTCGAAGTCTGAGATGCTGCAAATGCACGACGATCTCCACAATTCGCAGCTAGCAGTAAAAGCTCCGGTAGCTAAGGCAAATGTCGTAATTCAGTATACAATAGATTCTTGTAGTTGGTGCAAGTACGACGAGAAGAATATCTTCCCTAAATGGGCAGCCCAGGGATGGAATTTCCAAAAAGTTGATGAAACGGCTAACCCGCGAGGCGTTTACCCTCGCTACGAGATCCGGTGGGCAGGCGGTAAGACGGCGACACACTCAGGCTCTTTGAGCACCTGGAAGAACTAATGCCAGCAACGACAACCGAAGAAGCAGTACAAAGAATCATCCAATACGATGCGTCCGTCATCCCTGATGTACAGCCGTTTATTGATGATGCTATTTTGATTGTGAATGCGGTTATCGGCACAAGTTCATCGCTGTCGGATGCTCAGTTGGAATTGGTGACCCGATATACCTGTGCACATTTAATGGCCGTAACCGACGTTCGGGTATCGATGGAACAGGTCAAGAGTCTGATGGTTCGGTACAACCAGCACCTAGACAAAGGCTTAGGGATCACGACTTACGGCACTACGGCAATGTTGCTGGATACTACCGGCAAGCTAGCAGCTTGGAATAACCGAGTTATTACAGGCGGGGGCATGAAGCAATTCTTCTGGGCAGGAGAAGCATCGTAAATGCAAATTATCAAAACCGCCCAAAAGGATAGTCTTGTCTATTGGCCGTATGCCGGTGCCGATATGTACGGGCAACCGATCTACGGCGCTCCGGTCGTCATCAAATGCCGATGGGACGAATGCTTGAAACAAGTATTCGACGCTGACGGTTCCCCGGTATTCTCTAAGATTGAACTTATAACCCAGATTCGGTTAGCACCGAAAGGGTTAATCAAGAAGGGCAAAACGATTCCGGTAGACGATTCCGGCTACAACGGTGAAACCCCCAGCTCCGTCATGGACGGAGACGTGTTAGACGGAGGCGGCCCTAGCGACCCGTCTACTGCTACTTATGACGGCGGAGAGCCGGATACCATCGTCTATGCATACAATCCCCGAAATCATCCCGATGTTTTCGAGATCATAGCAGTGGACGTTACGCCAATGCTACGACGCCGAAACGTAACATTATTTGAGGCATACGCATGACATGGCTAAATCAACTAAAAGGATGCGACGATCTCAAAGCGTTTCTACATCACATGCAGGTTTGTGTGATCGTATCGAAGCCCGGCGGAGCTATTTTGTGGGTAAACAAGGCTTTCGAAGAATGGAGTGGTTATTCTTCAGATGAATTAGAGAAAGCAGGTTGGAGGCAAATAGTTATACCCGGTGCCGATTTTGACCGAGATCCTGATTGCCCCGAACAATGGGAAGCGTATTCCCCGATATATAATATACGGACCCGATACAACCGCAAAAACGCATCACCTTGCTGGGGAACCTTAACCGCTATGCGGTTCCCTCCGATAGGTGACATTGAGTTTTGTGTGTGTACGTGGATTCCTCATCAAGAAACAACCAATGCGGCGTTAGACGCTGCCTTAATTGCCATCCAGAAATCAGAGAAAGCCACCAAAGAACTAAGTGATTCTTTTACAACCTACTCACAAATAAGCACGGAGCAACGATTTATCGTGACCGCAACAGAACTAGCTAAGAAGTACCCGAAAGTTACGTGGGCTATCATAGCTTTCGGTTTCGGATTGTTTGGGTTGAACAATGCTCTAGAGATCCTCAAAACCATCCATTTAGTGCCGCCCGTCGTCACTTTGACGGCACCGGCCAATCCACAAAACCCATGAAAATAAAAGCCAAGGTCGAGGGTATAAAGGAGCTGCGAGCAGCTCTGGCAAAATACAACAAAGACTCGGCTAAGGCATACCGGGAAGGGCTAGCTATCGTAGCTAGGGAATTGCTCCGCAATGCCCAGTTCAATACTCCAGTGGATACCGGAGCCCTCAAGGCGTCCGGGCAGTGGTGGATTATGGGTTCTGGGTGGAATTCAGTAGCCGTAGTCGGCTTTGGTAACCCGGTGACCGGCTTTGTGAAGAATGGACGCCCCCGCGTCCCTGCGGACTATGCGGTTTTCCAGCACGATCTCCCGTATGAGCGAAAATATCTAGAAGAGGCCGTAAACGACATCGAAGACAGAGCAACCACCCTTTTCTGGCAAATTCTAGCAGTATGACAATTCGCACCCCAGCGGAAGTATTCCGCTCCGTAATTCTGACTAGAGCCACCCAATTGGGATATACGGTTTACGTCAACCACATGCAGGATACCCCCGACAAAGCCATTGTCGTCGTAGACGAAAGAGGGCTCCTCGACCAACGCACTCTCAGAGACACACAAACGGCCCAGGATCGCGTCGAAGTCCAGGTACGTGCCCAGAGCCACGTTGACGCCGGGAACGTGTTACCGACGCTCTGGGAAGACGTATTGAGGCACGTTTCCGCCACGTCCACTTATGGCGGAATCGTGCAATGTATCACGAAAGCTAATACAATGGGATGCATGGGGCAAGAGCCACAAACTCGCCGCTGGCGATTCAATCAAGCGTTTTTCATGGTGATATCTTAGTATGTCGAACACAATCCTTCGTAACGGCCATCGTACCTTAATCGAAATCGTCGGTTTGACTGCCCGATTCGAAGAAGTTTCGCTCAACCCATTCGGGGTTGAGGCGGACGATTCGGTCGAACAGACCAACATGAGGACGAACAACTGGCGAGGTTTCCTCGGCGGTGCTCTTTTGACTGCGACCGAAATGTCGGTCAAGGTGCATTATGCACCCGGTGCTATCGAGCAACTAGTTCCTATTCTCCGAACTAATCGCGCCATCAGAGTGATTTTCCCAGACGGTGCCAACGTGCTTGTTTACTGCATCGTCCAGTCGTTCGTCCCAGACGAACACACAACCAACGAAAAGCCAACGGCTACGTTGACCTTGCGTCCGTCCAACCTCACAACCAGCAACCCACCTGCCGAAATTGGACCTGTTTACGCTACCGGAACTACAACTACTGTAGCTCCGTAATCTTTTCTCTTTACGGACAGTGTGATGTTAAAGTTTAGTGCTAAGACCAAGTTTGAGGAAGTAACCTTGGAGAGTGACGCTGGCGAAGTGGTTTACACCATTCACCAGCTTACCGGAGCCCAAGCTGACGACTACAGAGCCGCCCAGGCGGCTAAGTTGAAGTTAGACGGTGCCGGTAACGTGATTGAAATCACCGATTTCAAGGGTCAGTTCACGGAGCTTCTCAAGCGATGCGTCAAGGGGCCAGATGGCAAGTTAGTCGAGTTCTCGACTCTCGGCGGATGGCCTGATGAGACGCTTCAAGGGCTTCACGCAATAGCCATGACGATCAACAAGATGAATCAGGACAAAGACGAGGAAGTTGACCCAAAAAAGTCCTAAGTGACTCAGAGTACCTTTGGTACTACGTGGCACATGAAACAGGCTGTCCAAGTGTCCAAATCCTCAAGGAGTATCTTACTTACGAGGATCTGGAAAAATGGATGGCCTATTTTTATAGACGGAAGCAGGAACGCGAAAAGCAGGACTGGTACTTAGCGTCTATTGCTCACATAGTAGCATGTACGATGGGTCAGAGTAAAACGAAGATCGAAGACCACTTACTGAAATTCAGCAATGAAACTCCAGCCCCTAACCCCGACGCCTCTAAGGCGATGTGGTTGAAGGCTCTAGGGATTAAAGAAATATGAGCGGCCCATCTCGCGAACTACCTCCATTAGTCGTAAAGATTACGGCGGATCCGTCTGTATATCTCAAGGCGTTAGATAAAATGGTCCGGGCTACGCAGAAAGCAGCGGCCCAGATAGAGAAGAGTTTGGGCAAGGCGGCTAAAGGCGGAGGTCCGGGCGGCCCTCCGCGAGGTCCAGGAGGCGGAGGTAAGTTAGGTTGGCGAACAGAGGTTAAATGGCTCGGCAAGCACTTAGACGGCAGACGTAAGTTCGGTCAAGATTTATCTAAGATGATCGACAAACAGACCAGAGAGCAAGCCCAACAGCACTCCAAGAACCTCGGAGACGAGATATCCCGCGAACTCAAAGCTCAGCGCAGTCGCAAACAGATATCCGATCAGCGTGCCGCTGAAGAACACCGGCAGCTCCGTCGCCAACGGATGCGACAAGTAAGCCGTCTGAAGGAAAAGGGAGTTACCGGACGCAAGGCCCGCATGGCGGGCGGCGGGCGTATGGGTGCCATGATGCAGGGTCTAGACGGCGGTAGTATGATGGGTGCCCGTGCTGATATGTACATGCATAAGCAGTCATTAGGCGGCCTTTTAGGCGGTGTGGCTAGCTTCCTGAAACCAGCAGCGGAGATGGAAACCTACGCCATAACAATCGGTCAATTTTCTAAGAATGCCGAAGAAGCTAAAGCCACCTTAGCTGAGATGCAGGAATTTGCATTGATATCTCCATACTCTATGGAATCCGTAGTCCAAGGCACATCTCTGATGATGCGATACGGCATGGCTGCTGGTGATGCTGTCAAGATGACTAAGATGCTGGGTGAGGTAGCCGGAGGCAATAGTGCCAAGATGGAACTGTTGGCTCTCGCAGTCGGCCAGACGACTTCTATGGGTAAGCTAATGGGGCAAGAACTCCGTCAGATGACGGAGCACGGCTTCAATCCGCTACAAATTGCCGCCGAAGCGATGCTGGGACCGAACGCCGATCCTAAAGCCGTCAAAGCTAAGGTGCTGGAACTCAGCAAGCTGATGCGACAAGGAGCCATTGATGCGGGATTGGTTACAGCCGCATTGGAACTATCCACATCGAAAGGCGGTAAGTATGCCGGTCAGATGGCGAAACAAGCCAATAGCGTATCTGGATTAACTTCTCAGATTGTAGAATCCCTTAAAATAGCCGCTGGCGTAATTGGTAAGATTTTCGAAGAGGATACTAAGAAAGTATTGAGGACTGTTTTAGATCAGGTCGGTAAACTCATTAAATATCTACGCGCTCCGGAGAATATGGAATTTATTAAGGCATGGGGATACTTCGTCATTAAAGTAATTGCCGCTATAGCTGCGTTTCACGCACTAGGATATGTTATAGCTAAGGTCAAATGGCTTTTCGGGTCATTGGTAATGGTGTTGCAATTGTTGCTGCCGTTATTCAATTTACTTAAATTTGCAATAATGGGAATAGCTAGAGCTGCTATCGGCCCTGTAGTAGCCTCATTCTTTACTATGTACGGGGCTATTGTTGCAACAACTGTCGTTGCATTAGCATTAGGGGCGGCTCTCGCCTATGTAATGTATCATGCAAACGCAGACATCCAGAAATACAATGAAGAGCTAAAGAAATCCAATGAACTAACAGATAAGTTATCCAAGCATCATGCATCAAAACACGTACAAACGATGCTTGAGATCCGCACCGAAAAAGATCCTGCCAAACGCAAGGAGCTAGCAGAGAATGCCTTGAAATCGGCCAAAATAGAACTACAAGGCAAGGAGAGCCAGATATCGCAACAAGAGCAGCTAGTAGCCAGCTTAGAGCCTACGATAGCGTCAGCATATCAAGGTGGACGTAAAGTATGGGAAGGAGAATCCGCTACTTTAGAGCAACTGAAACAACAGAGAGAAGCCCAGGCTAAACGAGTCGCAGAACTACAAGGCATTGTATCACCAGCCGCCCCCGGTGCCGGAGGATTGGTGACCCCGGATGCCCCAGACTGGGCTAAAGACCCAGCTAGTGCCGCAGCACACTTCAAGTCGTTCCTTGGAGGAGGGGATGCCGAAGACGGCGATAACATGCCCAGTACACAATCTGCTTACCGTAGAGGATCAAGCGAGCACGCTCTAGCCCTATACAACCACGATGCGATGAGTATAGGTGAATCTGCTGCTGCTCGCGAAGAAGCAGAGAAGAAGCAGAAGGAAAAAGAAAAGATCGATTTACTACAGCAAATCGCAACTAACACTAAAATACAGGCTGGATTAAATTCAGTAGGTACGGTAGCCGGTGACATGGTCGCTGGTTTCCTGTCCGGAGGTAGAAAATGACGACAACCCCACTCCCAACAACGACGTTTCCGCCGTTGCCGTTTAATCCACTAATTACACCCAGAGTCGTAGGCCCGCTAGCCACTCGCTTCCAGCGAGACGAAGACGGCCACCGCACCTACGAAATCGACTGGCACGTACAGACGGCGTTATATGAGCATAATATAGCTCATATTCTAGCTAACTGGCCGTTGTTTGGAGTTGGGCATCCGTACCAATTATCGCCATTATGGCCAGAAAGCATCGGCGTAGATACCTGGGCGTTCTTGACGCCCACTCTCAACATCGCCCCGCATCCCGACGTAGCCGAGTATTCGAAATGTCGTGACTGGGTAGTCACGCAGGTGTGGACTACGAAGCATTCATGGCGGTGTAACGTATTCCCAGTGGAGAATCCCCTTCTGGAGCCTGTTCATTTAACAGGTGATTTCGTTCACGAAACCCGAGAGATGACGGTAGACAAAGACGGTAAGCCGCTACGATTCCCGAACTTCGAGCCGATTACCGGCCCTCTTACTGAGAATAGAATATCCTATCCTACGCTCAGTATTACATTCAACTCTGCCGGACTGCCTATCACAACGTACACCCTATTGATGAATAACGTCAATGATGCGGTACTTTGGGGCTTACCTCCGCGATGCGTTCGGTTTGTGGATGCTAAGTGGGAACGAAAGGTGTACGGTCGCTGCGGCTACTATTTCACAATCACCTACACATTTGAAATAAATCAAAACACATTCGACAATGAGATTCCGGCTCAAGGTTCTATGGAAAGGGTCAACTTGTCCGCTGACTATATGAACCCAGAAAGTTTCATCCGAGCCAAGTCAAAAAGTGGAGAGAACATTTCTGTTCCGTTGGATATCAACGGAAGCCGCCTTGAAAAGATAGGTATGACTCCGGGCGGCGATCCTATCTGGAGATACCCGCAGCACATCCTTAAACCAAAAATCTACAAGGAAGGTAACCTACTTCTCCTTGGCATTCCATCGGATATTTCAAGTCTATAATGTCACATCATGAATCCGTCAATCCGTCTCAAATAGGTGCTTCCGGCGACCGGGCTACTTTCATCCTGAAAGCCGTTTACCAAGAATACGCCACCTCGCGGGCGATATCCGTCACACATGCTTACGACTTCGTAAACGAGGACGAGGAGTCTGCTTGGCAGACTGTACAGCGTATCAGTCCGTCGAAAGAACAACCGATCAATTTAGGGCATCTAGAAGGAAAGTATCCTATACTGGTACTTTCCCACGACTTACCGAAGCTCGCTCCAAATACCCCGGATATCCTCAAAAACGCACAGGAAGCCAACACCATCGTCCTCACCAACGCCGATGGCGTTGTTGTCGGACTGTTACGGGCAAAGCGGTCTACGGTAGTCGAATATCCATTTCCAGTATTCGCCAAGTCCACTACGGCGACCACCCTTTTAAGCATTACTGCGATCCCGGTGAAGCCGTATGAAAACATACCGACTAAGTGAAGCGGATCGCCTGCTATTAGAAAATTTACTTAGACAAGATGGCGCTGCGCCTCCTACTCGTCCACGCGGCGATAGCGAGATAGAGGTAGCGGTAGACGAGAACGAATACTGGGCAAAGCCGCCTGCTGGTTCCGGTATTCCGGGTGCCGTGTCTGTCGGAGGCACAGTGACGCCCTCCGGAGTCTATTGCGCCATCTACAAGCGGAGACTAGGCGAACCGAATCTAGTTCAGATGAAGTACCCGGACAATACTCCGGTACTTCGCCCCGTCTACAACTATTCTCCTGTCGGTGTTATGGATATGTCTCCCATATCCCAACACAACGACGGGACTTGGGTTGTAGGAGCTACTCCGGTACGCCCATCCCGCAACTGCGGCTGTTCGGGCTACGGAGTTTGGGTCGCCAACTCTAATTTGATTTGGGAATGGCCTACCGGTCAGTGCGGTGACGCTACGACTACTGCCGCACCCGGAACTACGGCAGCACCGTCTTCAACAACAACGACTACTAGCCTTCCTGTTCCTACGACGCCTAGTTCGTATTGCCAAGACTATCGGTGCATGCTGGTATGCGGCACACCGTCGCCGCCTACGGCGGCCCCTACGACCACAGGAAGCGGAACAACCAGCGAAGCCCCTCCGACTACTACATTCGCTCCCGGATTGATCTACTACTTAGCGTCAGGAGCATCCTGTCCTGGTGGCTGTACCTGCTACGGTTTAGGAGATCCTTGTTGGGAAGAAGCGGCGGAAGTGTTATCTGTCTGCGGCGGAGTCATTACTACGCTTCCTCCGACTACCTGGAATCCGTCCGATACTGCCTGCCAGTGGGCGGTAACGGCTATCGGAACTATCCCGCCGCTCACGCGGCGATACGCCCATAAGATGCCGGATGAGGCATGGGCACTATGCGGCCCGACGCTCACATCCTACGGTGAGATCTATCCGCTCGGGTTCGATCAAGCCGGCTACCAGAAGCACAATAATCAAGATAAAGTAGGTATCTACCAAACCGGTTACGTCTTGATGGCAGCGAAACACAGTGCCGTCACCGACAAGAAGCTAATCTACGCCATGTCCTATTCAGGACAAACGGCTAGTTGGTCAGGTAGCCCATACATCATCACAGATGCCGCCACCGGCACTTACCGAGTCTATTGGGAATCCACAGGCGAATCTTTACGGCCCATCGGGCACCATGTGCCTCCGGTATGGCTACCCCAAAGCCCATCCGCCGACTACCTCAAAAGTGTTGGGATCACGCAAATCAATTCATCCGTCTACGCCTTTGACGCCAGCTTCGCAGGCGAAGGGCGATACGGCGATGAGGTATTAGCGGAAGGGTTCCTACAGACGCCGGTGCTTACTCAGCCGCAGTTAGCGAGACACGCTACCGTGTCGAGCCCAGGTAATTGCGGCTTCGTGCGTCCTGATTTCTGTCCTACTGCCGCCGGTGAATGCTGGGTAGGTCCGTGTGCTCCCGGCGCTAACCACCTGACTCCTACCGATCAGATTTGTTTCCTAGATAAGTGGCCTAGAGGTACGACTACTGGCGGTCCTTACTTAAATCCATGCGTAGACGTAGACGGTAATATTTGCAACTGCCCTACGACCTTCCCGCCCGCTGCTACGTCGGCGTGTCCGCCGACTACTTCCCTCGGGCCGGTGCCGTGTGCCGGTTACTGTGAGTACCTAAGTGACGGTATCCGATGGAACTTGACGAAGCCGGGATGCTCTAGTGAGCTTTCGTGGTGTGGGTGCGCTCAGCCTAGCTGCGAAGTCGCAGCACCTAATTCTAAAACTTACACCCTGTGCTACGATACCAGGACACCGACTACCTCTGCCCCGACGTGCAAATGTTGCACGCCGACAACCACTATCGGTCCTACCTGCTCCCATTCGCTCTGTCATTACGAAGTATCCGCAGGTAAATGGACGCTAGTTACGGCCAAAGGCACCTGTCCGCCTGAATGCCCTTGCCCTGAACCGGAAACCCTGTTACCGCCAATCCACTCTTGTAGCAAACTAAAGCTGAGGTGCGGACCCGCACCAGATTACCGGGAAATCAAAGTCGATTTCATCGACTGGATAGAGGAAACCGACGCTAAGTCGCCTTTCTTCGGTAAGAAGAAAGCACGCGGGACCGTATTCTGGGCGACCAATGTGAAGTTGCTTGGCAAGACGGTAACTATGTACGATCATTGGTGTATCCTAGATTTACCTAGCGATGATCTAGTAAATTTCAGAATGATTGCATCGTGGGGAGTCACCGAATCTACAGCGTGTAACGCTGCCCCTGGCGATCCGACTCCGTTTCACTGGTCGCTAACTGACCGATGCTGTGACGCATCGCCAGAAGCAGCGGCGACATATGATGGAGGAAGTCCTGGTGACTCTATGATCGCCGGCCCAGACGGCGGTGCTCCTGATTCCGCTATGGACGGAGATAATATCAACGGGGGAAGCCCATGAGCACGAAGCGATGTTGCTGTGAATGCCCTCTAATAGCTAAACCGTGGAGACGGGCTAGCCTGAACTTCCTGGGAATGGATTTCGAAGTCGAATTTCCGGAAGAACCGAACGAGGCTTGCTGCCAGCAAGAGATTAGCGTTTGTAAGGATATCGGGCCGATGTTCATCGGCGATTGTTATTCGGGTCTGGATATCGCATACGGCTATTGGTATGAGGATATGTCTCCATATCTAGCCATTCCGCCAGGAACTCCTTGGTGTGATTGGCCTTTAGTTGTGGTGCCCAACACAGCGGTTGATTCCTGCTGTGGGTCTTGGAATTGGAGGGCTGAGCAATATTGGCGATGGCGGATTCGGTTTTGGGTATGGATTCAGGCTAGAGTTAAGTTCATTATTTGCTACTGCCGCACAGAAGACGGGAAACCGGGCTATCGAATGCGCATTGAGATCGATTGGAAAATGATACGGATAACCAACCGTTCTGAGCTACAGAAGATAAGATGGCGTAAGTACACTCGCGTTTGTTGCGAAGAATCTGGTGGCGGTGGCGGCACCACTACCGAAGCTCCTCCCCCTCCATAAAGCGTAGCAGAGTATTTATGAGCTGTAGTGGTAATTGCCTTGCATATTGGGACGGTGTCGGGTGGTCGATAGAGCTAGGCACTGAATGCGATAGTCTCTGCCAGTGTTTTCCCTCCGGCACGCCGGAGATCGGCACCTATAGTTTTCCTTGTCTAAGCACAGAGACGACGACACCGGCTCCTACGACTACACCGGCTCCCACGACGACGCCGGAGGCGACGACTACACCGGCTCCCACGACGACGCCGGAGGCGACGACTACACCGGCTCCCACGACGACGCCGGAGGCGACGACTACACCGGCTCCTACGACGACGCCGGAGGCGACGACTACTGAGACTCCCACTACGACGCCGGAGGCGACGACTACTGAGACTCCCACTACGACGCCGGAGGCGACGACTACTGAGACTCCCACGACGACGGCTACGCCGACGACGACACCGGCTCCCACTACGACCGAAGAGCCCTGGACGACTACTTCTACAACCACGACAACAAAACCCCCGACGACGCCGGAGGCGACGACTACTGAGACTCCTACTACCCAGCCACCGACTACCCAGCCACCGACTACCCAGCCACCGACTACCCAGCCACCGACTACCCAGCCACCGACTACACCACCGGGCGGGACTACGACTTGTGAGCCGGGCTCACAAGTCTGCGTAGCAGAACCACCAGAACCAGCATGGATCGATTTAAGCGGCGACTTTGTGCCGCCCGAACCTTTCCTATGGTGGCCGGTACTAAGTGGCCCTGCGGGTTGCACAACCCGACCGGCCTTTAGTCCTACGTTTGCTCCTGCGTGCATCGGGGATTGCCCAGAAATCCCATTAGTTCCTGGATGCTTAGACTCTCTACCCTACCAAGTAGAGAACTATTGTGACATAGAACAGACAAACACTTGTTTAGGTTTAAGTGATTTTTTCCGAGGGCATCGTTGGACGATCAACGGGTACTCAGGGAGAGGATCGACTGTCATCGGCGGCGAGGGCGGGGTCTGGGAGTCAGGCGTCATAGCCTTGACTCCTAACTGCGAGGAAGACGTAGGGGCTAATCCTATGGTTATCCGAGTATCGCGACCGGCACAAGAAATAATCCTGTCCACGGGTGAGAACTGCCACGATGTCTACGGCAACACACAAGGACCGGTCAAACTAGTATTACCCACCATCATACCCGTATGCGTCGTCCGCGATGGGACGACTTCAGGCCCATGTCCAGTCTAGATGATTACGTTCGCGGTAAACTAGGAAACCGAGCTAGGGTATCCGAAGAGATTTATGTTGAGTCTCCGGCACCGGCTTCGCCGGTGATGGGGGAACTTGGGCCGGTGCTGTGGAGAGAGTTATTTCTGGCTGTGTTTACACAGCAGGAATTCGAGGCTTGGAAATCGCGCGTACCTCGTTACGGCTGTGCGTGCTCTAGCTTTTTAGGTGTTTGGCTAAAGTTAAACCGGCCTACGTTTCCGTTACCTTTCTCTTTTAAGTGGGCATTAAAAAACGCGGTAAACCAGAAGCTCGGTCAGCGGATGCTGACCTTGGAAGCGGCACAAGAATACTGGTCAACCCAAACATTGACGTAGGCTGGGACATTAGCTATACTGATCCTTTCTACTTCTACAACAAGGATAGCTTATGCCTAAAATAACTTGCGCCATGGCCACATTCGACGATTTTCACGGATGTTGGGCAACGATACAGTCTCTACGTATGTATCAGGATATGGAAGATGTGGAGATTGTCGTGCTCGACAACAATCCAAAAGGGCCACACGGCCAAGACCTACGGAATCTCGTTAACAATTCACAGAACGCTTCTGTTCCTATTCGTTACCACGAATTTGCAAATAGCGTCGGCACGTCGGCTACTCGGCACAAGTTGTTCGAATTGGCCGAATCTCCATTTGTGATTATCCTAGACTGCCACGTTCTCCTGAAAGCCGGTGCCATCGCCAAGATGAAGCAGTTCTGGGAGTCTGCGGACGCCGACATGCAAAAGAATCTCTTCACCGGGCCTCTGCTCATGGACTGTATGCAACACCATCAGACCCACTTCGAGTGCAAATGGCGTGCCGAAATGTGGGGGACGTGGACTGCTGCGTGGAGAAAAGAAGGAAAATATTGGATCGCCCAGGAAGCCGAAAACGGCACCAAAGTCCAAATGCGAGAACTCCTAACCGGTAAACTCGGTTTTGAGTTCAAGCATCCGTGGTCCGGTCACGAGCACGCAGCGAAGAAGCTCGGCTTCGAGTTGGCCGGTTGGGGTGACGATAATGATATCTTCGAGGTGCCGGCACAAGGGCTTGGTATGTTCGCTGCCGCGAAAGAACACTGGTTAGGGTTTAACCCACACCATAAACACTTTGGAGGTGAGGAGTGTTACATCCACGAAAAGTACCGGCAAGCCGGTAGGAAGACCTATTGCCTACCTTGGATGGCATGGCAGCACCGATTCGGTCGCCCCGAGGGACCACGGTATCCGATTACCCGCGAAGGAAAGATGCGGAACTACGTGCTTGAGTTCCAAGAGCTAGGGCTTGACCTAGAGCCAATTCGGCACCACTTCATCGATGAGATCAAACTCAAGCCGGAGTTATGGGATAAGCTAATCGCTGATCCCATTAACTTTGACCCCTATTCTGGGTGGGCGGCCAACACCGCCCCCGAAACCATGAAGCCAGTATTGAAGTCGAATTTCGGTATGCCGTTACCGTTAAACATCGACGATCTTAACAGCATGGCAGTTGAGATTTCCGCTAATAAGCGGGATCTAGAAAACCACTTCCAGAAGTTCTACGAATACGGCGGACTGTGCAGTTCGGCATTAGAAATCAGCAAGCGTCGTGAAACGACGATGTGGCTGGCTGCTGCCTTGGTTCAGGGAGCCAAACGCTGTGATCGCACTAAGTGCGATAAGGAGAAGTGCGATAAGCAATGCCGGATGCCTCGGCTAGTGTCGTATCAAGCGGAGCGAGATACGCTCCTGCAATTGATCGCAGAAGCCGTCGAAGGCAAACTTCAGTACACGGATGTTGATAATCCAATCACCAATCCAGTGCCGAAGGTAGAAGGTAGGTTTGATTGTCTGTATATTCACTCCCGGCATACCTTCGCCGACTTGTCGGCGCAGTTGGCTGAATTCGGTCCCCGAATCGATAAGTACATCATGCTTAACGGTACTTCTGGTAGCGGAGGATCCGGCATCAAAGGCGAGGATGGAAAGACGCCATCGATGCTACATGCCATCAAGATGTTCGTCAAGACGAACCCAGAATGGTTTGTCGTCTATCATACGGAAGCCCAGTATGGTATGACGGTGCTGTCTAGGGTGCAAGAGGACCGTGGAACGGTCATTACGCCTTGGCCGATGACGGATGATAACGGGGTTGCATGTGGTCCCGGCGCAGAGCTTAAAAAGATCCTAAAAACGATAGGCATCGAGTCTACTGCTGATTGCGCCTGCAACCGACATGCGGCTAAGATGGACGCAGACGGGCCTGATCTATGCGAGAAAAACATAGAAGAAATCCTCGATACTTTGAAGAAGGAAGCTGATAACCGGGGACTGGGAGCAGTCTATGTTAAACCATTCGTCAAGATGGCAGTCATGCGAGCTATTAAGAAAGCTCGCAAAAAGATTGCTTCCGGTGAGTGTGGTTAGAGATCTTCTTTCTTATATCGGAGATCGAGCAGCAATTGCTGCTCATCTCCAAACTCAAACTGGTTGTCGTTACACAGTCGCCCGTAAACCGCAAACTCTTCTATCCTATCAATAGCTCGTAACGCGATCCCGTCGCTGACAACATCTCCGACGTTCCAACCGCGAATACGGCAGACTTCCGCCGAACTGATATTGTAAGCATCTGCGATTACCGTAGGGTTATCCGCATCGATCAAATAGACCGGCTTGCCGGTCTTCATAAAAGACGCCTGGAACGGCATAGGAAACCCTCCGTAGGCTATCCCTACTACAACATCTATATCCTTTGCAATAGTGAATGTGAGTTCAAAAGGATGCACTTCGTACCGATTCCGTAAATGCCCTTTAGCTACGTCTTTCATTCCGGCTAAGTGATAGACGGTTTTGATCTTATCGGCGAACGGCAGCGAAGCAAAGGCCGCCGTCGTGGCGGCCACTTGCTGCTTGAACGGTAGATTGCAGATATTGCCGGTTAGCAGGATTTTCACTTGTCTAATCCCTTTAGCTTCCGGTATACAGCCATCTCTCCGGAGGTGAGACGACGAATATTAGTAGGCACGACTAGACTACTCGTAGTCCATGCGTCCTTGCCGTCCACGTAAATGCTAGGCTCCTCGCCTCGGTTGTACCCAGCGAAGTATCTACGATACCAAGTGCCGCAAGCTAATTGAACCATGACCGGTTCTCCGGTTACGAACTTCGGCTCCGGCCTAGCCGGATTCGGCCAGTCTTCCGGCTTCACTTCGTTGTGGAACAACGTAGGAAGAACGTCATTGGATCGTTCCTTGCCGTCTTCGGTGTAGGTAATAGTAACTGACCTGGGAAATTCTGCGATTAGCGGATAACATACGCTTGGACCCCGCCTCTCAATTTCTCCCCACCCATACTGAGGACTCCAAACCTTATCCCCTACTTCAAATTTACTCACTTCATACCTCCTCGAAAAATAGAAGCCATCTCATAAATGCTTTTCATAACAGCACTATAGCCCGGTTTCACCGGGCCAGTGACCCGAGCTTCCGGAATTTCCCGATATTTCCAGACGCCTGCGTCAATATGTCCGGATGAATGGTTGTCACCGGTAGCTTCCCAGTTGTAGATATAGCTAGGATACTTCTGTTGCTTAGGACCGCCGAAGCGGTCTTGTAGCCGTTGGAGGAAATGCGTATCGAAGTCCGCTCGCAGGGTATCTTGGTTCAGATACCCTCCGATCTCCTCTAAGGCATCAGTGCGGTACGCACTACTCGCCCAGAAGCGACCGCCGGATTGCTCTATCTGCATCCGTCCGCCCCAGGACGAGAACACCTCCTTCGGATACGACCACGGGTGATCCTTTAGGATCGCTGCGTGCTGGGAGAGATGGTCCGGTAGGTATCCGTCGTCATCGTCCATGACGCAGACGTAATCGTAGTGCAGCCCTACACTGTTGAAGCCTAGATCATACTTCGCCATCAAGGAGGGTGCTCGCATTGCCATAGGCTCGAAAAATACTGCCCTGCCCTTTACATCCATCATCGCTTTATCCGGCAGTGGATTCACCCGGTCGTCTACGACGACCAAGGTAGCCGGGCCGTCGTAATCCTGATCGTAGAATGCCTGAATCAAGGATTCCAGCCATTCTTGGCGATGGTTGTAAACTGCCGTCAAACATAAGAAGCTCATAAATACTTTTCTTTCAATAGGGTCGCGTTGATGCTTTCCAGCAAGGTGCCGGTAGCCGGAACCTTGATGCCGAGTCCTTCAAACCCGTTCACATCGAGCGGATTGAAGATTGGTTCGTTGCGAGATGCCCGTAGCCGGTAGACTTCTACCCTAGCCTTGCTGCCGGGTATCGTGTCTGTGGGTTCCTGGTACAGAGGCAGCTCCTCGCTGCCGATTGTACCGAACACTAGCAAGGCTTCCGCCTTGCTGGCTGGGATATGCCGTTGGTGTGTAGGTAGGAAATCGTGATGCGTTGGCATTAGAGTTCGATTACATTTCCTTTGGAGAATTCAGGGAAGTGGGTTACCATGATTATCTGGAATCCGGTTTCTTGGCACAAGGACTCTAGTAGATTTACTAATCTAGGCCGGTGCCCGGCAGATAGGAACCTAAAGGGCTCATCCAAGATGAGCACTTTGCTCGGTTGCGGTACGCTTAGGATTAGCGTAGCTAATCGCAGAGCGAATGATATCACATCTACTACTCCACCGCCACAGGCGGTGAGTGGGTCGTATTCGTTACCGGCAGCGTCATTAAGAACGCAACGGGCTTCGGTTTGTTCTCGCTTCTGCTCGAACACCAAAGCAAACCGGTAGCGGTTCTCGGGGAATACGGCTTCCAGACAGCGGGTAACCAAGGCAGATATGGAGTGCTGGCACTCCTGTTGGCAGGCGACCGCTATATCCGTTACCTTTGATCCTACGGCGGCCAGAGCGGTCTTCCGCTCTTGTAGCTGAAAGATATCGGTTTCGGTATCCTGCATCTTCTGGAGCAGGGCGTCTCTGGCCGCTACCTTAGTCGCCAAGGCGACTGCTTCGGTTTTGAGGTAGTGTTCGAGTTCCATCTAGACGATAGCCCGGTATTCGTTTCGGAGGCGGACTATTTCCTCACTCAGTTGATCTAGCTCCTTCTCGGCCTTGCCGATTTCGGCTACAGCCTCTTCAAGAGACTGAATGCCAAATTCGGTGTCTAGTCGCTCCATGAGCGACTTCTGCCTACCGATAATCTGGTCCCGTTCTGACTTGAGCTGTTCCAGCTCCTTCTTGACTTTATCCAGGCTTTCCACAACCGCAATCCTGTTTGACTAGGGTACACTTACCGTTATGTTTGAATGGACAAGGTATCGACCTAGCCATAGGTATCTCGCAGGTCGCTTTAGCGACTACTTCGAGGCATTCTACGCAAATGACTTCTACTTGGAAATCGGGATTCGGTTTATTTCCCATTTACCAAATGCTCCAATAGATCGACGTAGACGACTCGCTCCTGTCCGGTACTGTGCCCCACCTGAGCAGCAAGCTGCTCCCGGAAGCTGGCTTTCGTCACCTGTAGCGTAGCTAGAGAATCGGTAACCGATTCTTCTGCCTTAGCCGTTACGCTCTCTTGCCACTTAGGCTCTAGCTCAGGGAAGCGTACCGCTTCGTAGGAGCCGTCTGCGTAGACTAGCCCCAGCAGCGGTATGTGGTCCTGCTGTGCTGACGTGGTCGCAAATAGCGACCCGTGGTTCAAGAACTTACCGGCTTGCCATGCAATATGGTTATCGCCTACGGCGATCAAGTTAAAGTATTGCATCAATTCGGTAGCCTTGCTGACGTTGCTCTCGTCGGTTACACCGACGTAGGCATTGGCAGCCGTTGCCCACATATATTTGTGGATCAGACAAATGGCAGGTACTCCCTCTAGAGCAGGCTCGCCCGGAGGCGAGTAGTGCTCCCAGGGCATACTGAACAAGGCTACGGCATTCCGCATGTTGCCTATCACGCGCCAAGTGTTGGCCGGTATGTCGAAGACAATACCGGCTTTCACTAACGCGCCGTAGGCTCCTTGCATACGGTCTTCGTAGCGATGGTTGATGAGGTCGTGCTGACCGGGTATGACGTATAGCTCGAAATCCTTGAGGGCGGAGATTGCCCAGGAAACAAGGGAGCTAGGCGTATCAGCACGATCAAAGAGATCGCCGGCGACGGCAATCGGGATGGACGGGTAGGCGGTACGGAGTTGATAGAACCGGGCTTCCATTACGTCGTACCAAGACTTCTCGGCCCGTGAAACGGGGGTGACAGATCTTAAATGCCAGTCGGAAGTCGTGATTAGGATTGGGGTTTTCATTCGCCGTACTCCTCTGGCCAAATCAGACTGTATTTAGCCGTGCTTCGTTCCCATTCACTTAAAACATACTCCAAACTAACAGTGCTGGTCATTTGCCAGAGGTGAGCAGAGTCTAATACCCAAGTACACCAACTGCCTATTCCTAGATACATAAATTTTCTAGGAGCTTCTCCTCCGGAAAAGAATAATATGAATATCTCAGGCAAGTCTTCGGCTTTCATGGTACTTTCGGTGTCTCCGGTAACGGCATCCAATGAGTGCAGGGATACCATCCGTCGTGTGTTTCCATTGCGATAGCATCACCCTCTGTTTTGTGTCCTTCGTACCAACCAAACTCAACGTCGCCAAATCCTTCTTCGTCGATGTGGCAGCAAAACAAAACGAACTCGTGCTCTTTTGGTAGTTTTTCGGTTATAGGTATCCAGTTGTTCATTGTCTATCCTTACTGAGTTCGTACCAGATGAAAAAAGCATTGGCCAAGGAATAACAAAACCACGCTCCCGCGTGCGGGTAGTCCTTGTCCAAGTAGTTGCCAACGGCAACTATCAGATAGAGGACTATGGAAATTGCCATAGCTGCCGTGGTTAGGGTTGCTGTGTTCACGTAGTCACCTTGAATTTGATCTGGGCTCGGAGTTGATCTAATGCTACTTTTCGCACTTCGTAGGTAGGTGCCGGACAATGAAGCCGACTGACTCTATGATCTAGCCGGTCCCAACGATCTACCGATTTGAATTTATGCCGCTTAGATGATCGCTGGTATGCGACCCATGTATCGAGTACGACCCCTAGCTGCTCGCACCAATAGAATTCCCATCGGAAACCAGAAAGACCCGTTAGGTCTTCTACGATATTACCTGCTTCGTCTACGAAGACTACCGTACTTAATCCCATACTTTACTCCGCAGTAAATCCGTCAATTTTAGTAAAACAACCGGCAGGATTTGCACCTGCGAATTTAGTCTTGTCGATCTGCCTAATGCTTCCGGCTTCGGTTGTTGGAACCCACCCGCACCGTTCACACGGTGCCGGTTTACTTAATTCCCTGACCGATTCCTCGGTCTTCCGAATCCGGTTGTCTAAATCACCATAGGAAACCCCCCGGATCGTTTCGACGATCCCTTTAAGCACCGAAATCTTTTGTTTGGATGGCATTACTATAGCGTCCAATCCGGCCAACGTATCCAGAATTTGGCGATTTTTCGACATAATTTGGATGCCGGCTTCCTGGTGATCGGAAGCAATGACAGCTAATCTATCTCGATAGCTTCGCACCCCGATAAACCCCTCTAGCTTCGCGATTCTCGCGTCCAAAAAGGGCAGTGAGTCAAAGGCCGCCTGGGCGGCCAGGATCGATTCTAGCCCCTGTTTTGTGGCTTTACGGGCCTCTACTGCTGCTGTATATGCTCTGATGGAATCTAGGCACTGAATCTTGGCGTTTAGGAGCCGTATCGACCACGCATAAGTCTCGCATTCGGTATTCGCTGTTGCCAAATCGGCACGCCGATTACTTAGCTCCGACTCCCGTTTCGCCAAATCCTGTAATTGCTTTAGCAATTCCTGCTTCCGATCTAGGTTTTGGTACGGCAGCAGGTCAGTCTTGCATCGGATTAGCTTATGTTGTTCGCTGTCAATTAGAGTTCCTAATTTGGCAGACTGCGTCCGGAGCCAACTAATCGACTTGTCGATGTCGTCGAGGGCGACGATGCGGTTTATTTCACGAGCTAACTGGCCGCCGGTCAACGCCAACAGGAATACGGAATCCATCTGACTTTGGAAATTGACTTCCGTTAGCATTAGCCTATCTGATACTGCTTTCGGCTGCTGCTTGGCACAGGCTAGGAATTTTTCCTGTCCTACCTTGTAGCCGTATTCCTTGGCGTTCTTGAACCGGATAACCCCTCCCTGGGGCGTCAAGACGCCCACTTGGAGCGAGGTTTCGCCGTGGGTGACTAATCCGCTTGCGGATTCATGCAAAGCGATAAACCTCAAAGCACGAATAATAGCCGATTTCCCGGTATCGGAGGCACCGACCACTACGTTAAGTCCTGGGTTTACCGTCAGCAACAAATCCCGGTGAGCCTGGAAATTGACTAGCTTGATCTGGCGAATCATAGGATTTCCCCATATTGGTAGTAGCTCTGTTTCGGTAGGTTCCGTGTCCAGAAGGCTTTTTGGAGCCCCGCTTCGTACATCTGCAAGATTCCCAGATCCAATTCGGCTAGGGAGTCGATGCCGTTGTACAGCATCAACTCCCGGCGGTTGGCCAAGTGTACCTTGTTCAGGCCGTAGGTGTCAGAGTCCTCGAAATACTTATCTACGTTGTGGGCGTAAAACGCCTGTCCCAGGCGAGCAAACGCCTGAAACTTCAAACCGGCTACGCCCGGTTGCGGGTCGTGCATGTGGGCAGCGATCACGTTATCCCAAACCCAGTTCTTAACCGTTACCCCGTATTTCGTTCTCGACCATCGGTCTTCGAACTTCAAGTTAGCCGCTATCTTCCGGCAGTCGGAAGTCAAGTACGCCTTCCAGGCGTCTACTAAGGCATCCGTCATACTGAATGCTACGCACCTAGTCTCGTCTCCGACGAGCCATGCTACCGAAGCCGTATAGACTTTGGAAGCCTGCCTCTCCGGCTTCAAGCTATTGGTTTCGTAGTCGAATGCCGTAAGCGGCGATAGGCTCGCCTCGGCGAGCAGCTCTTTGATCTCGGCTATCGACTCTGGCATCTGAACCATCTTGGCGTAGTCGGCTATGTGGTCGCCGTAAGGGCGACCCTCAGAATTAAACGCCTTTAGCATTTGGCGGGTATGGTAGATTTCGCTGACGGCTGGATTCTTACCTAACGCTATTCTGCCAATAGGGAATACCCAGGCATTCAGTTCCTTGCTAGGAATCCCTTGCCAAAACCATCGATCTGGCATCTCGGCATTCTGATCCCATAGCCAATGGATGACGGATTTCAATGCCGTCTTCCCCCAGATCAATACCTTCTCCGGTTGCAGGCGTTTGATCTCAGAGATTAGTAGCGGTTGGCAATGTTTCCAGGGCTCCTCTCCGACTGTGTCGGATTCGGAATAGCAGGCTTGGGCCGGAACGATCACTAATTCGCGTAGCGAATGTCCGATCTTTCGCAGGTTGCCTTCTATCCGTTCGTATTGTGCTGGTGAGATGTTGCGGTCGGCACTAGGTTTATCGACCACTATGACGGCTTTAGCCGTCCCTGGTCTGGCTTTCTGCATCCCGTGGGTGCATTTGCGGAGCAGGCCACATGCTCCGCAGGCTGGGGCTATCGGTTTCGATTTGGTGTGTTGGGTGAAGAATGTGAACATTTATGACTGGATCACCTCCGCACTGACGCAATAGCAGCAACCGTCACTCTTTACCCGAATCATGGTTTCGCATACCTCTATCGGAGCTGCGTACCGCAGCACATTAGGTAGGACTTCCGGGTTGGTTTTCACCAACAACGTAGGGCCGGTATAGTCTAAATCCCTATCCTCTTCAAACCAACCGCTACCGCTGTCTGCCCGAACTAACAGGTTTCCGTTTGACAGGGTAAATTCAATCTGCTTTCCTTCTGCCTTCTCTGCGACGAACGGCATCGCCCTGGCGATGATATCAGCAACGGATACCGGCAGCAATACAGACTGCTTGGCAGTCTCCGTAAAGATGGTGCCGATGTTAGGGTATGCCTCGGCTATTAGCCGAACTGATACTATGACGCCTGCATAAGTCCTGAAGTGAACCCAGTTATCGCCATAGGCGATGGCCGCTAGCCCTAATCCATCTAATCCTTTCAGGCTTTCGGCTCTCACTAGCACGGCTCCCTCTTTGCGACCTGTCGCAACTAGGAACCGGATTGCCTGACGGCAATCGGTAGCCTGGATGCCCTTGGGGCCAAATGCAACGCAAGTCAAGGCAAACGTAGCCGAATCCTTTGCCGCACAGGGTGCGACCCTGGCTATGGCTTCCCCAAAGATCGGCGGAAGATCGACGTATTCGGTAGCTTGCTCGACTTCTTCGAGAGGCAGAACGATATCGTCCATCTTTGGGATCTGTTGTTTACGGCGGTCGGAGCCGCCCTTTAGCTTGATCTTAGCGGCTTCGCAGGTAATCTCGATTTCGTCATCGGGAGATTTGCGTAAGGTTTGCAGTAGGGTTTTCGAGGGAACGGCACCGTAGCAGTCAAAAGGAACGCCCTCGGCGTTCGCTAGGGGACTGGAGCAACATATCTCTCCGTTGTAGGTATGGACAATTCCGTTCCGGAATACGAAACAGGAACTTTGCTCCATGTTGTCCTTGCTACTTAGCCCCAGCGAACACGCTTCCAGCGTGCGTAGCAAATCAGCTCTAACGAACTTCATCAGGTGGGCTCCAGCGAAATGTAATTGCGTTCGCGTTATCCAAATCCGGATACTTGCCGGGCTTTATAGGAAGCTCGGCCATAAAGCCGAGCGACCGGAAAAACAATTGCATCTCGGTGTAGTCTTCTGGAACATCGGCTTCGTATTCCTGGATGCCGTGTAAGTTGCCGGTTGCGTAGAGCGGCAATAGGATTCGGGTGCCGATACGGTTACGACGTACTTCTGGGTGAATAAGGATTCGGGCTATCCGAATCACGGGGCGGTTAAGCACCGCCGCGACCACTACTCCGACGATGTTGTTGGTAGCGCCGTGAACGGCGACGACAACTATGTACCGGTTACGCTCATCCTCAACATCTAGCTTCGATGCCCACCATCTACGGGTTTTCGGGGCTTCGGAGAACAAATGGTCGAACTCCTCGATACCGGGGAGATCGACCATTTGGGCCTCTCTGTAGTGCGCAAAATCGCTGAGACTTGGCTTATCGTCTTCCATTTTCAATCGCAGATTTGAGTAGTAGTCGTATCTTAGAATCGGTTAAGAACAGGTCGTAATTATGTACTAGGAAGTCATCTTCCGCCCGTATATCTAAGCTGCTATAGATGTGTAAGGCCGCCGCCGGCATCACGATTACGGCGTCCCGGCGATCTCGTTTATGGATGACGGCCCAATATGGAGTACCTGCGACGGATGCCGACTTCTTAGCTTGGTCGATGAAGTTCCAAAAGCCGCCCGAAGTCTTCTCATAGAGATCGGCTACGCTTACTAAGGGATATCCTTTTTTGGCTTCTATGCAGACGTAATCTAGAAGGACTTGTCCTTCCTTTGTCATGGCTGCAATGTCTCCGGCGGCATTAGCCGTCTTCTGTCCTTTCTTAGCCCGTTGAGTAGCTCTGCCGCCCGACTGACTGGATCTCCAGAACCAATCATCATTGGTTCCGTCGCTCCACCATAAAGAAAGCTGACGGCATAAGTCTCTTTCAAACTGCTGACCTTTACCCATTGTTACTCTCTTTCCTGCATGACTGCGAAAGTACGCATAGCCAGCCATTGTTCTTTGGTAATAGTAAGCGGCTTCGCATACTCCGCATGGCGGAGTTTATTGTAGCCGCAGCCCCAACCTTCTTCCGTGTATCCACACAATGAGCAAATCAACCAAGGTCTATCTGCTTGAAGCCATTCGTGTTGTTTGTATGGGAGTTCGTAGATAGCCTCTAACGGATGACTGCAACCGGCGACAGTGTCTTGGATAAGAGCTACTCGTTCGGCCTTTACAGCGGCAAGCCGCTTATCGATTTCTTCCAATCGGTCGGCTATTAGAATAGGGCGAACAGAGTTAATTTCCATTCTTAATTAACTCCCACTTAGCCTTCAGTTCTGGTTTCTGCTCGATCAACTGCTCGATCATCTCCCGTCGGTACACGGAAGCATAACGAGCGTGGTTACGCTCACTCAGCGTCCCGCAAAGGAACTGAAGCAAGTGCCGGTCCTTGATACGCATTACGTGCGTAATCATCTGTGGCCGAGGCTGTTGTTTTTTCTCCAGCTTATTCCAAATGCGTAGGTTCCGGCGAACCTGCGCCTTCAATTTGATTTCATCCTGCTTTCGGATGATTTCCTTTAACCGTTTCTTCTCATTCATAGCTAGGCATTCCTAATTCGTAAAATGCGCCGATGTTATCGGCTAGTCGCAACCATTGAATCCTGCTAGTCTGCTCGACCAAAGGTTTGATCTCCGCACCCTTGAGCGGCAGGTATACCAGCGGCATGTTCTTACTATAGACCGATAAGTTGTCTACAAAGGTCTTGTATTTGGAATTTTCTTCCTTTATTTGACCCCGTAGCCATTTGCAGGCGGTCTTCTCCGCAACGCCCGGCAAGCCGGGCACATTGTCACTATCGCATCCTGCCCATGCCTTAGCACTTGCCCACTGTACCGGCGGAATGTCCCATTCCGTAATGAAATCGACTTCGGTGTAAAGATTACCCTTAACCAGATTGTAGAGCCGAACATTCGGCTTTAAGCATTGATATAAGTCCTTGTCGGACGATACCATAACAAATTCTAATTCCGGATGCTTTTGGATGGCTGCCGCCATCATGTCATCGGCTTCGTAACCCCTCTGCATCAGAAGGTTCTTAGCACCCATCATGTGCAATAGGCCAGGAAGCTGATCGATTTGCTGATACATCCCTTGACGCTTCTCAGCGTCACTAGGACTCTCTTGGGCTCGCTTGGCTTCCCGGTTGCCTTTGTATTCCGGGTATAATTCCTTCCGTTTGCTGTGTTTGGAATCGAAGCAGAATGCAAGATTCCACGTATTGAACCGCCGCTCTAACTGTTCGCAGGTCTTCCATATCTGGAAGAGAGCACCCGTGAAACGGGTAGGGTCATCGGGGTGCGTCAAATCGCCAACGGTATGCAACGCTCGGTGCCCAAGATTGTTCACGTCGATTAGGATAAACGGTTTACGCATAGTTACCCCACAAGGCTTCGGTCTTAATGTCTTTGATTTCCTTGGCACTAGCACTGTTGGGTATGTCTTTGTAGTCTACCCACCAACAATGCTCCTTGGCATAGCTGCTATACAGTTCACTGGGATAACCACTGAGCAGGAACATACCGATTACTTTGGTGAGGCAATCTAGTAGTCGCGTATGGTCGGCTTCCGTCATCTCACATTCGTAGTCGTTTGTAGTGACTCTCGTTTCGTGGAGGTATGGAGGATCTAAGTAGAACAGGGCTTTCGGATGATCGTATTTCTTGATGAAAGCCACGGCATCCATGTGTCGAACTTCGACACGTCGAAGCCGTGCATGTGCTTCTGGCAGCCCGTCTACCGCTGTCAGCCAAGCAGACACATTCTCGTTCATACCTCTCCGAACCCTAGTTGTCGGAGTACAGTAGTCTTTTCCTAGTCCTTGGCGGGACTGCCGGTAACGAATAAAGAAAGCCGTCGCCCGTCGCACTCGGTCGCTGTCGGCGGCCATTTGCGCCTGGGAGTCTATCCAAACTTGCTGTGACAAAGGAGTGCCCCACAACTGCCGCAGCATCCTGTCCGGGGTATGGGATAGTACGTCCCAGAAGTTAAATAAATCTCCATTTAGATCGTTCACGGCTTCTGATTTGCCTTCCGGGTTGTGGGCGAACAGCACAGACAATCCGCCAGCAAACGGTTCGTTGTAGTGGGTATAGCGGTTTCGGTTAGGAAAATGCGATAATATCCACGGAGCTAGATATGACTTACCTCCATGCCATTTAAGCGGCTGTATCTTACTCATACCTGGATTTCCTTATCACTTGCATTTGGCTCATGTAGTCCGTGAAGCTGGCTGTCAGGAGATCCTGAAGCTGTGCTTCCTTATCTTCGGATTCAATGCGAGCGATCAACTCTTCTCGGTAGTAAGTCTTCTCGCCGAACAGCTCCGGTATCTTGTACCTTCCGCCGGTAATGTACTTATTATCGACCAGCCATTTGAGGGAGCTGCCGATATTGTCGATACCGTGCGTCGGGTAGAACTCTTCGTCGAAGATTAGCTTCATGCCGTTTATTCGGTTCTTATGGACCTTGACAGATACGTCGTCCCCAATTTGGACTTTCTTTCCGTTGATTTCCCTCTCGATCTTAGTCTTTAACTTGGTTTCGAGTTCTACGTGAGCCCAGAACTTGATAGCCCGTCCGCCCGGTACAACGTCCTTCGGTGAGTAGGGGTTGGCTTTCTGTACGTTATCCCGGTGTTGACTAATTCCTATCAAGATAGAATTAGTCTTAACTAGCTTCGGCACTAGTAACCGCAAGCGGTTAGAGTGGATTTTGCCGTGTTCCATTGCGTAGGAGCCGTCTGGATCTTTATCCTCTGCCCGTTTCTTGCTGTCCTCTCCGATCTTTTTGATCGCAGACGCCGGTAGCCATGCTTCGAAGGAATCGACCACGATTACAGAAGGAGTCTTGATGATCTCATCTAACGCATCGTAGAGGTGATCTAGGCTCTTTGCTTCCATCGCCTCTAGCTTCGCAGCTAGTTTCGATCCGAAAAACTTCTCGCAGTTGAAGTTCGACCCGTTCTCCCCGTCGAATATGACGCAGCGATGATCGGCGTAGAGCGGCGAGTTCGCCGCCTCCGCCATTAGCATCTTGGCGTGAAAGGATTTACCGCTGCCGGAATCCCCATGCAACCAGACGAACATGCCCGGAGATACGGATTTACCGATCTGGCCGGAGACGTGGAGATCCATCACGTCGCAGCCGAGGCTTAGGTCTGGGGATGACAGTGCCGTCGTGGACGGCATCGCGGCGACGGCGTCTTCTAGTTGTTCGATATTTGATTTCTTAGCCATTGTTTTCCTCTACCAGTCTGATTAAGCCTTCTTCCAAGGCAGTTGGGATATGGACGTGTTTATTAAAGCTGTCTTCCGGGTCGTCGTAGCATGCCTTGTCGTCCACTAGTCCAGGAAACCATCTACCCTTCCAATGGAACATATCAGGGCGTTTCTCTAGCGGAGCACCTGTAGCCGCCACAACGTATTTCTTTTCCATAATTTCCTCGATAAAAAAAGCCGCCTGCCTATTCCTAAGCAGGCGGCCCAACCCACCAACACACAACTCACACAGTTGTACTACTTATCCCAGTCCGCGTCAAACGGTGCCGAGTCATCGGCTGTGGCGATAGCCGCCACAGCCTCTTCCTTAGCGGCCTGAACCGCTTTGCTCTGTCCTGCTGCTGCCATTGGCGAGCAGTCAATAAATCGACTCTTAGCCTCGTCATACGGTAGCTTCTTGAGGCAGGCATCCAAGTCAACGGCATCCTTAATAAGATCCGACACCTTGACCGTTTTACCAGTAGACAAGGTAATCGAGCCGCCGTGCTTGTCAAAATCGAACGATGTAGCCTTATAGAACGTCTTGCCCTCGAAGCTAGCAGCTTCCCAGTTGAAGGTAACTATGCTGCCTTCAGTCGGATGCATGAAAGCCTTAGCATGCTGTTGATTCGGGCGCTTCGCCTTGTTGACGGCGGCCTTCATCAGTTCTTCGGTAAAGTTGCGGTACGAGTGATCGAGTACCAGCAACTTCTCTACGGGCGTGTCGTCGTAAGTGATAACAAAGACGTTGAACATCCCCAAACGCTGTGCGCGTTTCTTGATGTTGTGTGACCGAAGATAATCTTCGATAGGACATCTCTCGCCGAACGTCTGAACACAATCGAAGTAGCGGTTCTTGCGATCTGGTCCCAGATCCCGGTGCAAGTAGCAATCTCGCGTGTAGTACAACTTTCCCGGTTCCGTCCGTGGGGAGTTCGTCGTGACGTAAGGCACGACGACCAACTGAACTAAACCCGCCTTGTCTACCTTCCATCGGCGATCCTTGGGAATATCGACAGGGTAATAGCTCTGTCCTCCTCCCATACGAGAAAGTTCGCCTTCTAAATTCAAATCATCAAATTCGTTACTCATCAGAGTCAACTCCGTATTGGCCGGTTGTAAATCCACGAATCACCAGTTCGGCCAAATACTTACTGGCGCTTCGTTTAACGTCGAGTGCGTTAACAATAGCTTTTGTGCCGTTCACGGCAAGTTTAGCTTCGATGACTGCATCTGTCAACGCAACCACCTGAGCATCACATTCAATTCGGGAAGCGATGCCTCCCTCAGTGACTTTCGCAATCCCGTATTCAATTGGTGCGGCACGCACCTTCATTTCCAGTTGGGCCTTGAACAAGCTCAAGGCTTGTTCGGCCTTGTGCAACTTGTACAGGTCATCAGCAAGAGACGATTCCCATGCTCCTGTGTCGCTAGCTAGCGACGAGAGAGCTTCGGGTAACTTGTCTACGGTAAGGTCTAAATCTACTGTTTTCGTCATTGTATCAATCCTCTTGGACTAGGTTGGTCATAGGCTAACGGTAATACTATAGCTAACGACTTGCCCAAGCAAGGTAATAATTTGCTAAAAATCCCGGTTTCTTTGAATCGAAGAACGGGGCTTTCATTGCCGTGATGACTTTCGCCGCCCTGGCGGCATTCTTACTGCATTTCATGCAAGTCGCTGCGTACCGCAGCAGCATCCACCGGGCAGTCTCGACTTCGTCGTCCGTCATCTTGGATAGGTAGTCGGTGTAGATGCTTTCCCACGACTCCTTGCCCGGCCACATGACCGCCTTGCAGATAGGGAACAGGTCATGGGATTCATCGCTGTCGATAGCACAGATCCGTTTCACGGATTCGACTTCGAAGCCGGCGGCGATACATTGTTCTAAAAGCACTAATGCTCGGCGTGCCGAGCCCTGTGCGGAAGAGGCAATTACCTGTAGCGTCTCTCCGGAAAAGTCGTTAGCTCGGGCTTCCGTCTCCAGGACGCGTTGCATTAGATCCACTAATTCGGCAGTAGTTAAATTAGCTAACGGCATACCGGTGATCCGCGAGCGGATCGCCTTGTCGATTTTCTCCGGTTGCGAGGTGCAGACGAAGAAGTAGACGTAGGCTGGGGTGTCTTCGAACACCTTTAGAAGCCCCTGGAACGCTTGCTTAGAGCACGAGTGGAACTCGTCGAGAATATACACCCAAGGGCCGCCTCCGAGCGGCTTATAGGCCATGTTGTCCTGGATCGACCGGATATCGTCGATACCGGTCTTCTGGCCCATGTTCATTTCGATTATGTTTCTAGGGTCGGTGCAACCGACCTCTGCTGCCATAATCCTAGCGAGCGTCGTCTTGCCTACGCCAGGCTCCCCGTAGAAGCCGAGAACGTGAGGCACGTTCTTGTCCTTGATGAACTGCTTCAACTGACTGACGGCAACGGCTTGGCCGATGACGGCATCGAGGGACTTTGGCCGGTATTTTTTGTATAGTTCAAGCATACTCTCTCCAAAACAAATAGGCATCAATTACTCGTTCTAGTTCCGCTTCTAAGTCTAGAAGCGTACCGTCGTTCCGTATAATGTAGTCGGCTTCCTTAGCCGGGTCTATAGCTACCTCGGATTCGTGTGCCGGGTCAGCAGGCTGTTCTCGCGTGCTTTGCACGCATATCAGCAGGCTGTCGGGTTGTGCTCGAAGGAAGCATACTTCGTTCGGAAAACGTATGCCCTGGATCGCTGTCCTTTCATCTAGTCGCATTCGGGTATCCATTATCTTTAACCAGCAATCTTCGCCGTGGAAACGGCGACCGCATTCGGTGCCCAGGAGCCGGAGATAACGGCGAACGTCATCTGAATGACGTTTGACGTAATCGACCCCGAACACTGACACTAATGTATTGTATTCCGCCGCCGCATCGGAGCGAAAGCCAATGACTTTTAGGACAGGGTTCAATATAGCTAGTTGCTCGTATACCGGATCACTGAAGCCCCGAACGGTGAAGTTGTATTTCTTATGCAGGATCTTGCAACACTCGTCTTTTCCTGCATTCCGGTTACCGCAGAATCCGATTACTTTGGGTAGGTTCATATCTCTTTCCCGGTGTAGGCTACTTTGTCGCTCCAGCTAACGTCGCTGACTTCTACTTCTACCTTTAGATCCAGAATCAACCAAGGCCATTTTTTCCTGAGCTTAGTTGTCATAATCTCGCTGGCCATGCCAACGTATTCATGCAACTCTGCTCTCGGCACTAGGGCCAAGAGCGAATCGTGGATCTCCATAAACGGACGCGATAGCATCTTCCTCTCCTCAATCTCCTTCTGGATATCGATGATGGATTGGAGTAGACAGTGAAAACTGCTGCCCTGAACCGGGGCATTGATAATGAAATTCCGTGTCTCTACGCCCCGCCAAAGGAATCCGGTCAAGTTGTAAAAGTACCCCTTAGCCAGATACTCCCGATACCAGTCTTTCTTCCACTGTGCATACGTCCGATACCGTTTGCCCCAGAAGTCGTCTTCGACCGACTTGATATGCGAGACGAAGGTGTCACTGTCCATGTTAGCCACCCATTTCTGTTCGCCTTCGTCGAACTCAATGCCCAGTCGCTTGATGCCCACAGACGAGAGATGCTCCAGCATCCCTGTCTTCCCTGCCGTCTTCCATAACCTCCTAGCCACATCAACGTAATAATTGCCGTAGAACCACCCGAACACTGCATCTCCTTTAGCTGCGGTACGCAGCGTTTTGGCTAATGCCTTGTTCTCGGCGGCCCAGTTATCATCATATCTGAAGCACTGCTTCGCGGTAGCCGAATGCATATCGAAACCACTTTCGAGGTTATCGATCATCGTTGTGTCTTTGTGGTAGCAGGCAGCTACGTGGACTTCTAGAGCTGAGTAGTCGATTTCGACTAAGTACCACCCTTCTGGGGGGCATACGCATCCCTTGACGTATCGCGTAACTGACTTGTTTCTGGACGGTAGGTTGTTGAGGTTCGGGCTATCCGCCGAACCTCTGAATGATTTCACGTTGTGTAGGTTTAGGAACCCATGCACCCGCCCCTTAACGCAATCGCGTTCTAGGGCATCGAGGTAGGTTCCTTTCAGCTTGTAGAGTTTTTGTAACTGCAAAAACTCAGCGACGTAGTCGGAGTCGAGAAGTAGCAATGCATCCTCATCGAGAATGTATTTCTTCGACTTCTTCGACTTCTTAGCTCCCGGTAGCTTTAGATGGTCGTATAAAACCCATCCTAGTTGATCTCTGGAATTCAGATTGCATTCGGCACCGTATTTCCTCTGCTGCGTCTCGAAAATCGAGTGCTTACGGAGCTTGGACTCTCTATCCCGTATCTCAGCCTGGACTTCGCGTTGGGCTACAGCGAGCTTGTTTGTGTCTACTGGAAGCCCTTCCGATTCCATCTTCGACAAGGCGATTACGCCTTGATGGAACAGTTTGCTAGCCGAACGTGTTGCAGGTTTCATACTTCAGGCCACCCAAGCAATGTCCTTAATTTATTCCTTACAGAAGAAAGCCTAATCAAATCCTTTTCGTAAGACTCGGTAACGAATTTCTCTCTTTTTTGTCGATAGGAATTTTGTGATCTCAACGACTGCAAACACTCATGGGTGTTCTCAATCGCTGTATCGCACGCAACTATTGCCTCGCGTATGATTTCTTCGTCAACGCTAACGAATGTAGGTTGATGCCCTTGCATGGTTATAAATGGGTGTCCTTCCACGGCTATTTCTTTCCTATCTGCCCGCGTGCGTTCCGCACGGTTGCCGTGTTGCCCTTCACCGTGACGCTACCTGCCAGACGCCCTCGGGCGTCCCTTAGCTGGATCGTCGATTGCTTTACGGTAGCCGTGGCGATGATTCGACCTTGGCTATCACGGAAACGGATTCGGTCATCGGCGGATGCCGATGCTGTGAATAGTATCACAAATGATACAAAAGTGATTAGTGTTTTCATCAGTATTTCTTTCCTCCGACCTTGGCCCGATTCTCGGGCTTGTGGTCAAGTCGCTGTTGGTTGTAGGCTGCCTTTTCTTCTAAAATCGTGCCGAGAGGTATGCCTAAGAACCCGGCCAGATCGAATACACGGATCAAAACGTCGGCAAGTTCTACGGCGACCATCTCCCGGTGCGGGAGTTTGTCGTCTTTAAGTCCTTTGCGATGCCCTTCGAGAGCTTCCGCACATTCGCTGACGATCAATGCCAACTTGGTTGGCACCACTAACGGATTGAACTCTTGGTCCCACCAACCGGCTTTACGGTTGCTCTCGTGCGTCTCGACGCACAGTTTGTCTAATACTTCTGCTGTATTCATAGTTTCTTTCTTTTCTTTACAGGTGCTAAAATTCTAGTCATATCCCACCCTTTCCGAAATCTAGCATAAATAGTATCGTAGTCAATCCCTACTTCCTTGGCCCATGCCGCAATGCATTGTGTTTTGCCTTCATGCGTCAGAAATACATTACGTGCAGTGTTTCTATTTTGCTCGGTTAAGGTAGCCCATCGGCAGTTACCTGGTTCGTAGTTACCGTCTCTGTTCGGGTGTCTGTCTAGGGACAAGTCTTTGGATGGGCGTTCGCCCATATCGGAGAGGAAATTTATAAAACCCTGACCGTTTGGTTCTAACCATCGGTCGCAGACGCGGATTCCGCGTCCTCCGTACCTATGGTATTTTTTGTTACTTTTAATATAGCACCGCCGTATCATATTAACCCAACAAATATATTCGACCGAACCACATCCTAGGTGCCTGCTACTTATTCTTTTTATGGACTCTGATCGGGCGCATCCACAACTGGTTGTTCTGTGCGGTCTTAGCGTGTTGGATTCAATCACTTTTATTTCGCCGCAAACGCACTGACAAACCTGAAACGAGTGGTGCGTGTCTTTCGTTCCTACCGGCAACAGAAACTTAGGACCAATGGTCGTGAGACGACCGTTTGTTTTAGGTTCGAAAGACTTGGCAATACGGATACCGTGTACTACAATAAATTCAGACATCGATGACTCCTTGATAGTCGTTGTGTTCAGAAAAGCCGAAAGGGTGAACACCTTTCGGCTTTTCGCATTATAGCAGGTAATATTGATTTATGCATCAAATAAATCGACTGACTAGGTGGAATCTGCCTCGATGCGGAGAACCGGCTACTGCTATATGGCGACTAGGAAGATCTGCGAGAAATTCCATCTCTCTCAAGACTATGTAGTTTAGTCTACACACCTGCGATTCGCGTTCGTACTCATTCATGTTGATACCGATAGCCGCATTCGCATGTGCCCAGATGCCTTTAGAACCGGTGAAATTGACTTTCCCCAACCAGAAGCTAGAATATGCTTCCTTATTCACCTGACTTGCCGTCAGCAATAGTATCTTGAACTCAGAACTGATTGCCCGTAGGTTCTTCCAAATATGATCGTGGGCTTCGTGTCCTTCTGTATGCGGGGATTTGGCGATCAATCCTGCGTAATCCACGCCAAGAACGTCAGGCACCCACCCCTTGTCGGCCCATGCCGACAACTTACGCCGGATATCCTCCACCGTCATCGTATCTGCCGGTGTCGAATGCAACCGGAACCGGTTAGGCTCGCCTCTAGCGGCCATAGCCGCCCAGGCGACCTTTGCTTCCTCTACCGTATACCCGGAACTGTAATACTGCTCCTGGAACTCTACCGTAAGCTCCTTAGCTTCGTTGTAGTCGATCTTGGTCGGTATCTTAACCTTACCCGCCCTGGCGGGTTTGCCTAACCATGCCGTTGACCAACGCCGTAAGACTTGTTCCTGGGATAAGTCGCCGATGTTGAAATAGGCTACCCGAAGTCCTTGAATGAGAGCACGCTGGCATAAGCCCGCTAGGTGCGAACTTTTCCCGGACTTATCTGCCCCGCACAGGATAACCAGTGCATCTCTATGGAGCGTAGGGCCAAGCCATTGGCCGAGCGCTGTGTCGGCGGGGAACTTGATAATGGATTCGTATTGTGTCTTTTCGAATGCCGTTTGCACCGCATCCAAAGCCGTGAACGGCTCTAGATAGTCTACCCGTTGGGACAGCTCCGGTAGCTTGAAGGATTGAATGGCATTAGTTGCGGCGGTTATGTTTCCATTGCTGATTGCAGCCGTGATGTTGTCTGCTAGCTGTTTGGCTGCCGTGCGGGAAATCAACTTATGTATCAGTTCGACGACATAATCGGCTCGCATGGTTACCGGCTGCAAGGAGCCGAGAAAGCGACCGACTAAGTCGGTCGAGGCTTTGTCGGCGGACCTTGCCCAGTCCGAATAGATGGCAGTTAAGACTGCCGGTCCAGGGGCTTCACCGAACTGCTTGAAATGGTTTAGGCACCATTTGACTACGATATTGCTGAACTTCGAAGGAAAGCAGTTGTCGGGCAATAGGGTCGCAACGCGACCGAGGGTTTCGGTATCTAGGCATAAAGCAGCGATAACCAGACGCTCATCTTGGCTGTCGTATGTTTCTATCTGCATTTATTCACCGAATACAAACTTTCTGAGCTTCCTGACTTCCGCTTCTGATGCTTCCCCTGGGTCCGCAGCATCTAATTCTATCCGCACCGTTTCGCCAGGAAACACGGCTAGCTGTTCAGCTAGAACCTTAGCCCTAGCCTGTGCCTGCGGACTGCTATCAAAAACAATAACCCGTTTCCAGACGCGAGCAATTTCAGCTAGCTGAAATTGCGTTACCGCTAGCCCGAACGTGGCTACCGCTCCCCGACCGACGCGAATCGCGTCCAGCGGACCCTCCACTACTATAGCCGTATCCCGTATGTACTGGTTGCCGAAAAGCAAATGTTTTTCATCAAAACATTTCTGATAGGCTTGGGCCGTTTGGTATCGCGGCTCCTGGCCGCACGCGGCCCTAGCCGTCCACGATACCGGCCTACGGTTCAAGTAGACCGGAATGAATGCTCGCATCGGGTAATCGGAGAACGGACCCGTCGCCTGGATGCCCCAATACTTCTCTAGGTAGCCTAGATTGAAGCCACGTCCTCGGAGATAGTCTGCAACTGCCGGTACTTCGGCTATCGGCATTAAGTTAGTCGGGGGCGTGTAACGCCCGAGGGATTTGGGGGTTTCTTGTTGGACGTAGGCTCGGTCACCGAGCAGTTCGTTAATCGCAGACCACGGGGCATCCGTAAGCTCCTTTAGGAGCTTACGGATGTTCCAGTTGCCGCAGGTATAGCAGTTTGCCCAGCTTAAATCGTCCTTGATGCCGAGATGGTAATTTTCATTCGTACATCGGCCACATCGCTGTATTTGCGTCCAGCCAGATCTTGAATGTTTGTCGGTTTTCGACCAAGGGACCGAGAATCGGTCGAGGAAATCGGTTAGCATACATTACTCTTCCACCCACCCACTACTTGCACTTGCTCGCCACTTAGCCCCCGAGAGCGTCGTGACGCTCCCTGTAGCCACTTCCGTTATCCGGCCATTTCCTAAAACGGCACACTTAAACTTCCTGCCCTCTCGAACCTGAAGCAAGGCTTTGCTCCCTACTATAACGGCAGCCAAATACCCCTGTACAAAGTAGTCTTGCTGTTCTTCATCATACTCCAGCTTGAGCATATCAAACCTCGAACTCCCGTAGCCCGTCAATTGCCTTGTGTGCCGCATCTAAAACGCTAGCGAGATCCGAAGCGGCGTTTATCGACCATCCAGTCGATGAACGCAGCACCATAAATGTTTCGTCGCCCGGTAACTGGTTTTCGAACGATATGTCTAGGATTTCCGTCTCGTCGGTGCTTCCTAGAGTATTACCGTCTTGGGTCAATTGGACTTTGGCTTCTGATAGCCTTATTTTGTAGTCTTTCATGCTTACCCTCGCTCCGCAAATCGACGGATATCCGTCAGATACTTCTTCCACTTCGGATGCTCCAGATGGAATACCCGCATTCGCGGGCTACCATAGACTGCCAGCACCGTGAACCACTCGTAGACGAATTCCCTCGCCGTAGGCAAGAAGCTATGCTCCCTGCCTTTGGCTACCTGAAACAAGTATTCGGTATACCGAATCAATGCATCGGCGACGTATTCCGGATCGATATCGTTACCGGCTTCCGCTATCCGCTCGCTTACGTCTAAAGCCATCTGCGATACCGGCACCTTCCTCGCCACCGGATCAAACTGCATTTCATGCAGTAGTTCCGAGAGGCGACTGACAACGGATTCCGACTTCATTTGGAACGGTTGCCGAGCTAGGTAATTCTGAAGCTGGATAGCTTCGTCGTAAGAAATCCGCCGCAGAACTTGCTTCCACGACTCAATTTTGGATTTACCACTTGTTAATTGAGTATACCTGGAATGCAAGACTGCGGCGGGTGTGCCTGTTTGTTCTGTGTGTCTGAGTTGACCGAATGTCATTTGTTTATCACCGATTCGAGCATTTGCTTTAGTCTGCTGCCGGCCCCGCACCTTGCTGGCCATGTGACGTTACGCTTGCCGTCTTCTGCTGGATACCAAGCACTTCCGCCTGAGATGATACCGACGATCTTATCGTCGAGTATCATCGCCCCGCCTGACATACCCGGCATAACAACAGCATCACTATAGACTTCATTGCTATGAACAAAGGAAACAATTCCGGAAGTTTTCCGAAGTTTTCCGGAAGCGAAGCCGATAAAAGAAGCGCGTACCGTAGAAGGGGCGTATTCTACGCCAATAGTCGATACGCCGTCTACCGGCGATAACGGCAGCACGGTGTACTTATGCTTGCCTGTGGGGCTCTCTAGCAACGCTATATCGGCGTCGAAATCGACGTTGGTGACCTTAGCCTGCGGAATGTCGTCGGTCGCATCGTTACCTAGCTTGTAGGCATAACCGGCGTAGACGGTTTTGTCTTTTAGCTGTACAACATGCCACGCTGTTCCGTAGTAGGTTGTCTTGTCGTCTTGGTGAATGACGACGGCGGTGCCTTGGGCACCGTCTGGGGTATAAATACGGAAGATGCCGTTCTTCGTAGGATCTATGGCGAATAGATCCGAAGTGATGAAAATCAGGACAAGGATTGACATAATTCGCGCAACCACTTTGGGATTCCTTTTTTGAAGATGTCGTTTCGCTGGGTCGTAATCGGCAGAGCGAGGCTAATGTCTTCCTTTATAGCACGTCGCATCAAGAAGGTCAAAAGTTCTTCTTCGGACCAATCGTTATCCTTGCACATCCGGCTAAAGGCAGCCTGGACAGGCTGAGGGATTTCGCGGAGGATTGTCATTTGTTTTCCTCTATCATTTGCTCTAACATTTTATGCAAAGGTAGGCTGTTTGTCTTGGTTCCGTTTATCACTTGATCGTGTATCCCTGCCTTAGCTTGGATTGTCTTGCAGAGTTTTTCCTCAATTGTGTTTTCGGTGAGTAGGAAGATTACATCGTTGTCCCTCGTCTGTCCAATACGATCCGTTCTGCCGGAAAGCTGTACAACTGCCCGGCTCGTCCAGGGGAGTTCTGCTACCGCAATCGTCTTAGCCGCCGTCAGTGTAATCCCAGCCGCCCCGGCGGCTATGTTGATTACTGCCAGACGTTTCTTAGGATCATTCTGAAAATTGTCTACGGCAATCGTCCTCTTGGCTGCCGGTACATCACCCTGGATGACTACTACCTCGTCCTCGTCGATAGCTCGACGTTTGACTACGTCAATCATCTGTGTGTGGGTACAAAAGACAATCAGCTTCTCGTTCGGGTTATCGGCAAAGAACTTCCGAATCCACATCACCACGCCTCTTGCCTTAAGACGGGAAACCAGCATCAGGAGTTTCGTCAAAAGGGTCAGCTTGTCGATGCCTTTATTCTTGTAGAAATTAGCCCCGCGAACGGCACCAACATATTGACTATGCAACATGTCGTACTTTTCCTTGTGGTCTAGTTCGACGAAGTCGATCTTAACCTTCTGCTGTGGTAGGTTTAGGATAGCCTTGTCTCGCTTGAGCATGAACGGTTTGATCCGTTCATGCAGCTCCTGGAGATTAGTAGCCCCTTGGTAAGACCAACCAAACCGGGGATCGTACTGCGGATCGCAGTACTCCCATAGATATTCTCTAGCAGAAGGAAATAGGTCAGGCCTAATCATGTGGAGGATGCTATAAAAACAGGATGGTCTATTAGCCACCGGGGTTCCGCTCATCCCCATCACTCGTGGGCACCGTTTGGCGATAGCCATAGCAGCTTTCGTCCATCTGGTTTCGCGGTTAGCTAGTTTGTCGCATTCATCGAAGATGATGAATGCGAAACTTTGTTCTACCAACCACTCTCGCTGTGCATCCAGGATATCGTAGTTTATGATGACGGCGTCGTGCTGTAGCTCTCCTTCGCAAAGCGTCTTACCGCGAATAATAACCGCCTTGCGGTTCAATTCAGATTCAAACTCCCGCTTCCATGCCCCTAGTACGCTAGGAGGGCATACAATGAGTATCGGCCATTTATCTAATTTTTCAGCATAGAGCACGCAACTGAGCGTTTTTCCCATGCCTACAGCGTCGGCTATTAGTATGCGGCCATCGTTAGCCACAGCAAAATCCACCGCTTCTAGTTGATGTGGTTTAGGGGTTTTTCGGGTCATATTAACTGATTACGACTTTTCTAACTCTTCGCCGTTCTGCGACCTTATCTACGAGTCCATTAAGAATCTCGGTCACCGTTTTCTCGGGCAAGCCGGCTTTGTCGGCCAGTCCTTTGACCGTGGTAACCATACACCGGCTACCGACCCATGTATCTACGATAGCCTGCTCGTCGGCATCTAGTGGAATATTTACCGAAACATCTACCAATTCGCGGGATGCTGTCTTCCGCTTGCGTTGCTGGCGGTTCATGTAGGAAAAGGCGCAAATCTTCGCAAATGCCATCGGCGACCCTCTGCTAGCATCGTATCTATCTTGATAAGTAAGCCAGTAAACACAAAAACCAGCGAAATAATCAGAGTATTCTAGCTGCATTTTATGGAACGCGCGCCATTGCCTATGTAGAATAGAGTGCACGAATAACGCACAGCCGTTAAACTCTTTCGGATCGATCTGAATGTCTTGCATAGTAACTGGTGTCCTTCTGTTGGTGTTGGGTGTCGGAATGACGGTGCCTGATTCTAGCCATCGGCCTAGCCGATGCAAGGTGCCGGGCAACTAAAAAGGGGAAATAATTTGGCGAGAATACTTGTTACTTCTTGTAGCCATGCGCCGTGTATGCTGCCGCAGTTTCCTAAATTTCTTGAAAAGGTGTACGCCAAATACAATTGCAACCGGTTTATTCATCTAGGTGATTTAGTAGATAATGCTGCTATTTCTTACCATGAGAAACATCCAGGGCTGTCTAGTGCCCCCGAAGAGTACAAGAAAGCAAAGAAACAGATCCAGGAGTTAGTCAAACGGTTCCCTAAAGCCGACTTGCTTTTGGGGAACCATGACGCTCTAGGCGAGAGGCAAGCGAAGACTATTGGGCTACTGCCCGAGTGGCTTCGAGATTTCAACGACATTTGGGGCTTACCTAAATCCTGGACAGTGCATCCTCGATTCCATGAGCTAGAAGTCGATGGAACGATTTTTATGCACGGAGATTCAGGTAAGGGAGGGCAGTTTGGTGCCATAAAGACGGCTATGGCTAAGTTCCAGAACGTGGTCGCCGGCCATTTGCACGGAGAAGCCGGGGCATGGTACTACGCCAACGGAAACGCTCGCGTTTTCGGTATGAACGCCGGTTGCGGAGTCGATCATAAAGCCTTGTCGCAGGAATACGGTCGCAAGTTCACCAAGAAGCCGATAGTCGGCTGTGGGGTGTTGTTGGACGGTCTGCCCTGCTTCATTCCGATGGAAATCTAGATGCCGGATATCCACCCCAAACGCATAAAAATCAACGGTAAATACTGGACTTTGGTCAGTGCGGTGATACCCGGCTACGACGGGTTGGCGGAAAATAACCCTAAAACAACCAAAAAGCACATTTGGATCAATTCAAATACAAAAGGACTCGATCTTCTGGACACCATCATTCACGAATGCACCCATTGTGCCGTTCCCCGGTGGTCGGAGCCTGCGGTACTGGAGTTCGCAAGCGATCTAGCAAAAATACTGTGGGATCTCGGCTACCGTTCCACAGAACTGGGTGATGAGGACTGATGAGGTATAATATACCTGTACCCGGCACCTTGATACTCTAACCGCCAGAAAGCCAGCTAATGGCACGTAAACGACGATCTTCTGATCCAGTTGAGCAAGTTGATGAGCATCCTGTCCACGTTTCTAAGAGGCTCCGGCTCAATGGCTCGCAGGAGCGAGCGTGTGAGGCGGTAAGGGAGTACCCGGTATCTTGCTTTATCGGAAACGCAGGCCCCGGTAAGTCTTTTGTGGCCTTGTATATGGCCCGAGAACTACTACAGAACGGCGATGCCGTTAAAGTAGTGGTAGTCAGATCGCCCTTAGAAGTCTCTAGAGGTAAGTGTGGCTACATCCCAGGCGACCTTGCCGCCAAGATGGCACCTTGGGCCGCTAGTTCTTTCGCTATCGCGAAAGAACTTGGCATCGACAAGAACTTGGAGATATTCCCGCTGTCCTTTATTCAGGGAATGACGTTTACCGATACGGTAGTCATCGTAGAAGAGTGCCAGTCCTTGACTTTGCCTGAGTTCGAAGCAGTCGTTACACGACTAGGACTCGGATCTACGATGATCTTTACCGGCGACCCTCACCAAGATTTAGCCCGGAGCAACGGATTAGTTCCGTTTTTGGAGAGGATGGAAAACGTCCGAAGTGTGGCTATCGTCCGCTTCGATCCAAAAGACAACCAACGGCATCCGGTGGTAAGGGAAATTTGCGAAGCCTTGTGGAACGATTGATTCCGGTGTACAATTACGGATCTAAGCACTCTAGCGAAGATACCTTATACTTAGGTAAATTTGGTTCGATTAACTTTATTTGATTTAGGGTACGACAAAGATGGGAATGATTACTGAATTGGATCTCCAAGACCAAGTTGTCATCGGCGGAGAAAAGATCGCTGTCCATAAGTGGCAGCTAAACAATCAGCATTTGCAGCAATTCTGCTACGTGCTGAGTCGATTGCAGATGGCAATCCTTGAGATGGACTCGAACAACAGCACCGGTCAAATGATCGGAGATGACTCGGAAGCGATCAACCAAGATTGGAAGCGAGCGAAGCTAGAATGGGACTTGGCCAAGAAGTATCGAAATTTAGCGCCAGCTTCGCAGGAAAAACTCTTGACCGTTTTGGCTATCACCGATAATGAGCAACTCCGCACAGTAAACGTCAAGTGTCGCCGTGTAATCACTGCCATTGCAACTTTGTTGCAAAAAGTTTTGTTTAGTGACTCCGCTAAATTGCAATACGGCATCGGAGATCGGGATATCAAGCGCTTCGAAGAGCACATGCTTTACGTCGAAGAATTGGTTGTCATCTACATTGGAGATGGTACCGACAAGAACACAGGCTTGAGCATCCCTGCTCACGAGCACCTCGGAATCGTGATTCCACCTATCAACCTGCACGAAGCGGTTGTTTCTGAGCCTTCGCCGGGAGCTGTAGGTACTCCAAGTCAAGATGCCGTGGATACACCGTCTACCGTCCCTGCTTCGGGTAGCAACACGAAGAAGTAATGCGGGCTAGGCCTAGGGAATGGCAAGTGCCGTTCGGAAAGACCCGCGAAAGCGGGTCTTTTTATTCGATCTCCGGTTCTTCCGCCACCGCGAGGATTCCTGAACAGAATCCTCGCAACCATGCGGACGGCTCCGGAAATAGAAGCGGCCTGCCCGTTAGCTTGGCTATAGCGTTACACAAATGCGGCCATTCATCGCTGGTTCCGCTAATACAGCCGCGTGCGGCTTGGTCTATCTGTAGCCAATCATGTGGCGTAAGGGAAGCTAGGCGTTCTTGTGGAGTGCTCATTCGCCGTTCTCTTGTTTTTTCCCATTGCGTCGTCTCCGACGACGATGCTGCTCGGTACTGATACCCTGAAGCATGGGAATAGTTGATGGTCGCATGGTACGGACCTCCCGTAACACGTCTTCATTACTGCCCGACAGCCACAGCAACGGCACGCCGTTGGGGCTAATCAGAATCCATTGCTGCGTCAGCTTGTTGATTTTTCTATGAAAAACCAACTCTAAGCCCGTCACCTTGGTTACCTCTTTGACCCATTGCGGTACTTCCGGCACCGGTGCCGGGGGATCAACCGGCTTCGGCCTTAGCCGAGGACGGTTCATCAATACCTGCTTCACAAGCCGGATATCGTAGCCAGTCATTTCGACCAACTTATCCCAGTTGCAATCATCGCCTAGCAGCCTAGCAGCGGCCATGATGGCTTGGACGGCTTTGAGGTTAGGGCGAAGAAGGTTACGGGGCATTAGATTCCTACCCATTCTGGGTACATAAGTTCCGGGGCGGACGAATGCCGTGTCCACTGGTTAGGGTAAATTACGTTGCTAGACTTGGAAAACCTAGCTCCCCACCAGCTAAAGGAACTGTTCGCTATGATGTGCGCATCGCACAAACTCATAAGGGCTAACGTGTCCATTGCGTCCATATCCACTACGTGAGTGTTATACGGCCCTCTGGGGATGTAGGCGTGAAGGTTGTCTCGGACGTATTCTACGTCCTCGGTAGCAACAAACACAGAGGTAGGGGAATATTTAGCCATAACTTGCATAGCAAGTTGGTAATAATCTTCGCCAAGTACCCCATGATGGGCGAATGCATTCGGGTTGGTGACGTAGTCGCCTCTTCTGATGTGCACCATCACCGAATAGCCGGGTTTGGATAGACCTGGCTGCCTTTCTAGGTGCATAATTCTGCGGTCGAGCAATCGGCTCAAAAACAAGTCAGCAATTTCATCGGTTACGATGTCTTTGTTCTGAAAATAGCCGTGAAGAATGTAATCGTCGGAGACGATTCCGTTACGGTCGATAGAGTTCCACTCCAAACGTGTTGCAGAGGCCGTAGCGGCCCCGCAGACAGCACCAAACGGTTCAAGGGCATAATCACGGGGTGTGATGCCCGGAGTGTTCTTGAGGGCTTCTAGCCACGTAGGATCGCAAATAACATTGTCGATGTTATTTTGCTTGGCAAAATTGAGGGCGGCGGCGTACTGGAAAAGAGTATTTCCCAGGCCGCCTATGATTAGTGGATAGACGGTACTCATTTTCGTATCGGCTTTCTGACGGGTAACAAAATAGCCGTCTCAGTGGACCATCCTTTACTTAATCGGTATGATAACAAACGCGCAGGGATGCCTTTTTCTTTAGCCCAATCTGCTAAGATCCCGGCGGCTAAATTACCTAAATTTTCTTTCATTTTTTCACCGGCTTCCTCTGTTTCCCCGCCCCCGAGCGGAAACCGCTCATGGCGACCTTGCCTTTGACGACGGCGTCATCGAACTCAGTTTGCCGTCCTTCTTTCTTGATTTTAGCAATCAGGTTGCATTCCTTGCAAGTGCGCTTGTAGTCTAGTTCGGCACGAACGCCGCATTCGCGGCAACGGGGTATGTTCACACTCGCACCTTTTTGATAATTGGGTAATCGAACAGGCTTTTGTGGTCATTCCATCGATTAACGTCACCGTTAACATTCAGATAGTATTCGCCTGTCCGTATTTTTCGGTATTCCCCGGTGTACTCATACCCTGCCGGTAGCTCCGGTAGCTCCATATTCACAATAATTTTTTTAGCACTCATAGTTTTTCCTTGCATTCGGCGTATAGGAATAGGCCGATAAAAGTCATCACGATAAAAAAGAAAACGGTGTAAAGGATGTCGTAGATCAAGTTAATCCTCTTCCTGTGTTAGTAATTAAACCAAGGATGATCTCCATCCTCGTCACAATCATTGCAGATACCTAAAGTTACGCCGTCTCCGGCATAGCCGGATTTATCAGAAGGTGCCCCGCAATACATGCACACATCGCTGGCATCCACATCTGGATCAGGGTCGCATGCGTCGCAGAAAAACTTCTTCACGTTGTTTGGCTCACATAGCCAGCCCCTAGCCTTATTTCCGCAAGGGCAGAGATCGTCATTGCTCATAGTACATTCCTGGAATACGGTAAAAGGGTTTCTCCTCGCCTACCACTATAGCTATTTCCTAATGAATAAAGGGTGGAATTCATTAAAAAATTTGTAACAAATAAAGGGTGGTATTTGTTACAGGATTTTCTCTTTTAATTTCGGATTCAGGCCGAATTTACCAAATTCTTTCTGCATTGCCTTGGTAGCCCTGCCTACGTCTTTAGTCGGCAAAATGATTTCATCATGGATAGTGATGATGTTGGTCTTATCGAGATGCGGGACGACCTTCTGTATTAGCAAATCTGATTCAAATCGTTGACAACTGTGTGCCACAGTCTGGTAGCCGTTACTTTGTTTGGCGTGGGTTAGGTAAGAGGCGAAGGATGGGAAGTGTTTTTCCAGGACGTGGAACTCGTCCATCTTCTCCATTTTATGGGTTCTTTCGAACAGCATCCTAACAAAACCATTCTTCACTTGGTCCCGTATCTCCGGCGTCACAGATAGGCCCATTAAGGCCCCTAGCTCTGCGTATAAATCGCTTTCTTGGCACAAGGCTATCCAGTGTCGTATATCCGGGCGGTCGCCGTAGGCGGACAATAAGACGGCTCCTAGACATAACGGCTGACAGGCCGTTATGTCGATGGCGGAAAGTGGGTAGGCTAGCTTGTGCTGGAGAAGGTATCGGTGTTTGAAAGCGGTGAAGTTGGAATGCCATCGACCGAAATCACAGTAGCCTGCATAGAAGTGTTGGGAGCGGATACGCTCCCAGGTATAGGCTTGCCAGAAATTGTCGAACTCGGGAGCCTCATCCGGTAATTTGAACCGGTAGAAGTCGGCTACTAACTTATTGCCGACTGCTCCATAGTCCTCGTCGAGAGGACAAGGGAGCCGAATTTTCCGTTTAAGGGTGTATAATTCAACTTCGCCGGTGCGATATTCATCGCGAAGGCGGACGGATTTCGGGAACTTGTTGCCATCGAAGTTGGAATACCGATCATTGAAGTCGAAGACATGGGAGTAGTCAGTGGCGGCTCTGCGACGAATTTTGTCCCAGTGGCCACCGAACAAGGACCGCCCGTGTGCTTGAGAAAATGGTATGTAGTAGCCGTAATCCCGTCTTTTTTCGCTGGTGACGGTCATCTGCATCAACTGGAAAGAGAAGCGAGCCAGTTGATCGGCAAATTCCCCGGTGAAGTTGCTTCCCTTCGGTACGGGAATATTGCAGCATTGCGTGCTTTTGGTTACCATAATTAGAATCTTGATTTAGGTTGTTTGGGAATCTGAATCGAGCTAGGAAAGCCGGCGTTGCAACACGTCGGCTTTCTGCATTTACGGGTTAAATTCTACCAGCTTTTCGTAGAGTAGCCGGTTTTCGCGTTTTGGAAAACTGTTTCGTTTACGAAATTTGAAAATTTGCTAAAGATACCCAGGCCTGTTCCAGGCCCCCCCCAACCACCAAACCTAGGAACCCTATACACTGTACCAGGTACCCAGTACCCTGCACCAGGTACCCAGTACCCTGCACCAGGTACCCAGTACCCTGTACAACACCACCTGGAAGGTATAAACCTCTCTTCCATTATGTACCCCAGACAAATTCACTTTTTGCAGATTTCCCAGGGATTACAGCACAAAAACCACTGTTTTTAGTGCAGTGGGTGGCACCACAAAACGGGCATAAATAGGCACCCGCTAACGGGGTGCGGAACGCACCCCGGTAACCTCAAATCCCAGCACCCGGCAGCCCCTTCCAGTAGAATTACTTATTCAACAAAAGGAACTACAGATGGCAGACCGCGTAATTACCTGGGCACTATCCACGCAATATCGAAACGGATTGTACAACTCCACGTTCCGTTTTGACATGATACAGGCGGCTTTCGACCACATGGCCAAATACTGGCAAGTCTCGTTCCCCCGCGTCTCTCGCGGGGCGAGAGTCTCCATAGTACAGGCCAACACTTCTAAAAACCCCACCTGGGCCGCTTGGACCAGCGGCAATACGATTCATATCTCCCCTACGTTCAATTTCGCACGAGATCCCAGAATTTGCGCTAAGGTCATTCTCCATGAGTTTTGCCATGCCGCCGGGGGCGGCAGTCATTCCAGTAATCCGGCAGCTTTAATGGCTCCAAATGGAGGGACTAGCGATGGATGGGTACAGGATGATCTCCGATGGCTCCGAGCCTATAAGCTCCGTGGCGGCCTGCCGCCAGTAGGCTCGTTAAATGAATTTAGGAACGCCACGACAAAAGGACTGGCATCCGCATATGCGGATGAAGTAGAATTGGCTTTTGGCTGTAATCACTGGTCTATTTTCGATTGGTTCAAAAAAGCCCCTTAATTATGAGCATTGCGTTTGTATCGACTTGTAAAAACCGTTGGCAGCATCTAAGAGAGACTCTTCGACAGAATCTCTTAGACAATAAACTAGAAGATACCAAGTTCGTAGTCGTTGACTACAACTCTGCGGATGAGATGGCCTACGAGATCCACAGGGATTATCAAGACGAAATGGCCTCCGGCAAGCTGACTTACTATCGCTATTTTGGCCAGCATACTTTCCGGATGGCACATGCCAAGAACCTAGCTCACCGTCTCGGTATCCGAGAAGGAGCTAATGTTCTCTGCAACCTGGATGCAGACAACTACACAGAGACTAATTTCGATGCTTACATTCGTAATCATTTCGCTACTGATCGGAGAGTTCTTCTTTGGGCGAATATGGTCAAAGGAGTCATGCCCAAAGGCATCTCGGGGCGAATAGTTTGCTCCAAGGACGCTTTCCTCCTGGCAGGAGGCTACGATGAGAAATATTCCACCTATTCCCCTGATGACAAGGATTTCCGCGCTCGGTTGATCAGAATGGAAAATGAGCCCATCGAGATTGACCCTACGTTCCTCAATGCCATTCGGCATACTGACAAGATGCGGTTCAAAGAATATCCAGAAGCAGCGGATTCAGACGCCGAAGAGTTTTCCATTAGCCAAACTAATAGAGTCGTGAACAACGGCTACTTCGGTTGTGGGATGGTTCACAGGAACTTTGTGCCAGAAGCCATCGAACTGAATCCATTGCCTACTCGCATTTTCGGCATCGGAGCCCACAAGACAGCGACCACGTCGCTGCATAATGCCTTCCAAATACTAGGCTACCCATCAGGACATTGGAAAAATGCACATTGGGCAAAGTCCATTTACAACCAGATCCTCCAGGAAGGACGGTCCCTGACGCTAGAAAAGTGCTATGCACTTTGCGACCTGCCGATTCCGTTCTTATTCCGACAACTTGATGTCGCCTATCCTCGCAGCAAATTCATCTTGACTACACGTCCCGAGAAGGAATGGCTAGAGTCGGTCAGAAAGCACTGGAATCCTGAATTTAATCCGCAACAAGCGTACTGGAAGAACGATCCGTTCACTAAGATCATCCATAGGGCCGTGTACGGCCAGAACCACTTCGATCCCGAAGTGATGATCCAAAAGTACCGCCAGCACAACGCAGACGTGCTAGAATACTTTAAGGATCGTCCCGACGATCTGTTGGTGATGGATATGGCAGACACTTCAACGAGCCCTTGGGCAAAGTTATGTCCGTTTTTAGGCGTCCGGGTGCCGAATTGCCAATATCCAACTTCCAACGTAGCCCCGGAAAAACAAACGGAATATGCAATATGATGAGATATTTCCAAACGCTTTGGCTATCGGTCTACTTTTTCTTTGCCGATGAGCTTGGTCTATCTCCACATCGGGCTAGACCAAGCGTCCGCCGTCGTAAGAAAAAGACGCGGCGGAGCCGCAGAGCGGCTTTGTGACGCAAATCGGAAACCTATCTGATTTCTGGGTAAAATTAGCCTATGACTACTCCTGCCAAATTTGCATACGACGTGTGGGTGGGGAATCACAAGACGTTCCATTGGCGATTCGCAACTTACCTAGACGACACCGAAACCTCAACAACAGCCTACCCTTTGACCGGGGTAGCGGTGTTTTTTACCGTTTTCAATGCAGATACGAAATTGGTCGAGAAATCGACCACGGCAGGAACAGTGACGGTTTCCGGCAACCAAGCGTCGGCTACGCTGACGCCGGCAGATACTCGCCTTATCGGCAACGCCGTCTATGAAGACGGCGTTAAGCCGACTTACGAAGTCGAGTTCCGGCAAGCCGGAATAGAGACTACGTGGCTTTACGGTAAACTTAACTTGAAGGGAGGAGATAACGAAGATGCCTGATGTTATCGTAATTCCTGATACAACTAACGGTCCTGATGTAATTGTCATTGTGCAAGAAGGTCCAGTTGGACCGTCAGGCACGGTGATTACATTCGGAACAGCTCCACCATCTGGCGGAAACGACGGCGACATCTACTTACAACACTCCCCATAAAGGAAAAAAGAATGGCTATTCAATTTAATGTTGCGACACGCAACGCACGGCTTGACACAATCGAATCGACGAACGGAACATCCTGTTCGCTGGAGATTCGTTCGGGTACTGTTCCTGCAAACTGTGCAGCAACACGGACTGGAACAGTGCTTGCAACCATCAACTTACCATCGGATTGGATGGCCGCTGCGGGTACACCAACGGCTGGAGCGAAAACAATTTCTGGAACATGGCAAGATTTGTCTGCGGATGCTACTGGTACGGCAGGTCATTTCTGCGTCTATAACTCGCAAGCAACAAAGGACGGAACAACTTGTTTTATCCAGGGAACAGTTACAGCAACTAGCGGCGGTGGTGACATGGAAGTTTCTTCGACTTCATTCACGGCAGGTCAATCTTTCACGGTCAATACGTTTACCCTGACAGACGGCAACGCTTAACCATGCAACTAACAACAGCACAGCAAACGACGCTTCGCAACTTCGTTCTAGCCGATCCTGTTTTTTCGGTTCAGCCACAAACTAACAGCGGTGCTCTGTTCATTGCCGAGGCATTGAATCAACCTACCGAACCAGCGTTCATCGTGTGGAGGACATCTGTCTCCGTTGACGAGATTATGCGAAACGGCATGGACTGGGCACGAGTCGATAATCTTTCAGTAGGTAAGGCAAGAATCTGGGATTGGATGAGTCGTCTTGGTTCGTTCGATGCAAGTAAGCCGAACGTACGAGCTGGCATTGACGCTTGCTGGGTTGGTACAGCGGCAGATTTGGCAGTACGTGCATCTGTTTATGTCCACTGCAAACGAACAGCTAACGGCGTTGAAAAGCTACTAGCCACAGGCACGGGTAGTAATGCTGTTCCTGCGGTTACTTCAGCCGAAGGAACGCTATCGTACTTAGACGTAGTTCAAGCTATGGGTTGGTTCTACTAATATGCCAAGTAAAGTTTATAGAGCAGTCGAGACTCCAGTCGTCTTTCGGGAATCGGGCGGAGACGTTGTACTCAGCTTAGCGGTATCGGGCACTGGATTGGGTATCGGTGCTGGCAGGATATCAGCACGATATGATCGTGGTGCTGGAAGCGTAGCACAGTCGCACGAAGTCAAAGCTGTGATTCAGGCTGCGGCTTCTGGATTCGCTGTAGGTGACGCCGTTGAACTGTATTTGTTCCAGTCCGATGGAACCTACATGGATGGCACACTCGGTACTTCGGACGCTGCACTAACAGCGGACAAGAGACGCAACGGAATACTCATCGGTGCTGTGATTGTAGACACGACATCGACAGCCACGGATATCATTGCACGGTTCCAGAACGTACCAATCACTAGTCGATACTATTCCATCGGTGTCTGGAACGCTTCGGCAGGTGACAACTTAGAGAACACCGCGAACGCTTCTAGAGTCATCGTAACTCCAATGCCACCAGAGGCTCAATAACATGCTGCTGACATCCACCAGCGATAAAATCCGATTGGTCACTTCCGTGGCTGGTGATGTTCGCGTGCAAGCTAGCTACGTGGACCTCTCTGGTAGTACGGTTACACCGGGACGGCTTAACAGTTCTATCAGCACAGCTACGACGACCGATATAGTCGCAAGTCCTGCGAGTAGCACGCAACGAAAAATAAAGTACGTCTCCATTTGGAACGACTCTAGCAGTTCAGCCAATTCGGTTACAGTGCAACACACTGACGGGACGACAGTCGTCGATATTTACGTCGTCAGTCTGCCAAGCCAATCAGGATTGACCTACGTCGATGGGCAAGGCTGGACTGTAATCGGCAATTCTAGACCGACAAACATTCAAACCTTTTCCGCAAGTGGCACATGGAACAAGCCGACCAGCTTCAACCCGGGCGTTGTTATGGTTCGCGTCTGGGGTGCAGGTGGCGGTGGCGGTGGGGGTTCGTCTCTGGCAACTGCGACCGTTACCAAGGGTGGCGGTGGCGGCGGCGGGGGTTGCTTTGTTGAAAGAATTTTCAGAGCATCTGACCTTGGCGACGACGTATCGGTGACCATCGGTGCAGGAGGCTCAGCGGGCACGGGTGCAACGGCAGGCGGCTCCGGCGGCGATGGTGGCGTCGGCGGCAACACGACATTTGGCTCACTGCTGACCGGCTACGGTGGCGGCGGCGGAAGAGGCGGGCAAAACTCTGCGCTTGCGACTGGCGGTGGCGGCGGCGGTGGCGGGCACTCTGCCGGTCAAACAGCCACCGCAGCGGTGGGCGGCAACGGGGGGCAGCCAATTTCGTCCGGGCCGGGTTTTGACATTCAAGGCATCACGGGGGCGGTTGGCTCGGGTAATAGTTATTACGGTCACTTCGGCGGGGGCGGCGGTGGCGGCTCGACAAATGCTGCCGCTTCAACCTCTGGCGGCGGGTCGCTTTTTGGCGGCGGTGGCGGCGGCTCGGGCGGTGGAACAAGCGCAGTTCCTGCGGCAACCAGCCCGACGACCGGCGGCGGTTTTAGCTCGTCTGTTGGCGGCGGGGGAGCGGCGGGCGTCTCAGCGGGTCCATCAGGCCCGTCACCTCTGCCCGGCGATGCGGGCGGGGCAACCAACGGCACAACGGGTGGCGCGGGTGGCGGCGGTGGCGGCTCGACTGTGCAGGCTTCCGCCAACGGCGCAGCGGGCGGCGCAGGCGGGCTCGGCGGCGGCGGTGGCGGTGGTGGCGGGCGTGGCAGCAATCCGGGTCTTGGCGGCGCTGGTGGCATCGGTGGCGCTGGATACTGTGTCGTAATCTCTTGGTAATAAAAAATGTACCTAACGTCAACCAGCGACAAAATCAGAGTCACAACAAGTTTATCGAACAGCGTCCTAGTTCACGCTTCCTATGTGGACCTGTCCGGTAGTACAGTCACACCAGGCAGGCTCAACACGAGCATAGCAGCGGCAACCACAACTGACGTAGTGGGCAGCCCTAGTGGGAGCGATAGCCGAGTCGTAAAGTTTCTATCGGTATGGAACGACCACAATTCAGCGGCTCAGACAATTACAGTGCTGCATACGGATGGAACAACGACGGCGGATTTGTGGAGCGGTAGCATTCCTGCCCAGTCAGGATTGATTTTCGACGAAGCAAGCGGGTGGAAGGTGTCATCTCCGTTCCCTTCGGCGGACATTAAGACTTTTGATGCCCCGGGTGGAACGTGGACCAAGCCGACCGGTCCTCGCACCGGGCTGACCCTTATCCGGCTGTGGGGCGGCGGAGGCGGCGGCGGAGGCGGCGCGTCTCTGGCAACTGCAGTTGTCGCTAAAGGTGGATCGGGCGGCGGCGGGGGGCTGTGCGCCAGTCAGATTTTTCCGACCGATTCTCTGCCCGAAAAATTGACTGTCGTGATCGGATTGGGCGGCGGCGGTGGTGGCGGCGGCACGGCTGGCGCAGCGGGCTTGAGCCCGCTTTTTGGATCCCCGTCGTATGTTCGGGCAACGACCTACACGCTACTTTTCGCCCATGGCGGGGCTGCGGGGACGGGTGGTGCGATCAGCGCCGCGACTTCCAACGGCGGCACCGGGGCGGGCACTCATGGCGCCAACCTAGGAGCCATAAACAGCGCGGGGGCATCGGGACAGCCTATCAACGGCAGCAATTCGACTGCGTTTGGCCCTGCTTGGGAAGGCGGCGGTGGCGGTGGCGGGTCCAGCAACAGCGCAACCGTGCCTCTCGTAACTGCGGGTAGCACTGCCCGGTGGGGTGGCGGCGGTGGCGGCTCTGGCGGGTGTCACAGCAGCACCCCCACCACCATCGATGCATCGGCAGGCGGCGGCACAGGCAACAGCGTTGGCGCTACGGCGGGCGGGCTTGGCGGTGCAGCGGGCACGAGCGGTGCATCGCCTACGGCAGGCGCAAACGGCATTGACACTACCGGCATCGTAGGCGGCACAGGCGGAGGTGGTGGCGGAACGACTGTCACGGCATCTACTGCGGGCGCGGCTGGCGGCAACGGGGGCAAAGGTGGCGGCGGTGGTGGTGGTGGCGGTGTCGGCATGAACCCCGGCGTCGGTGGCCGGGGTGGCAACGGAGGCAACGGCTATGGGATCATAATATCATGGTGACACGTTGGGCGTTACTGACAGCATCAGGTCAAGTCTTTAACGTGTGTGTTTGGGATGGGGTCGAGGCTTGGACTGCGCCGGTCCATCTCACTGTTATTGTGTGTCCCGATTACGCTGGCCCTGGTTGGCAATACGTCGATTCGGAGTGGTCTCTGATTCCT